TAAATTAACTAATTAAATATTGGTAATTTACATTAAATTAACTAATTAAATATTGGTAATTTACATTAAATTAACTAATTAAATATTGGTAATTTACATTAAATTAACTAATTAAATATTGGTAATTTACATTAAATTAACTAATTAAATATTGGTAATTAAATATTGGTAATTTACATTACATTAAATTAATTAATTAAATATTGGTAATTTAATTAATTATTCAGTTTATTCAGTCATCATTTTTATATCTGAAGTGTTAACTTCTGATTTAACATGTACTTTAGTCTCATTTTCTTTGTCACTCAACTTATTATTTGAATCAGTTGTATGAGCACTAGAGCTTTCATAATTTAATTCACTGTCATCACTTATATTAGAATCAGGCAATGAATCTTCTGAATCTTCTGAAGCTTCTGAAGCTTCTGAAGTTACATCAGTTTCAGAAGTTTCTGGTTCTTTTGCTTTATGTTGTTTAGTTTTTTTAGATTTTTTAGATTGTTTGGATTTTTTAGATTGTGTGGATTTTTTAGATTTTTTAGATTGTTTGGATTTTTTAGATTGTTTGGTTTTTTTAGCTCCTCCTTTCATTAAATAATTATACATTTCTGAGGAGATAAAAGTGGATGTATTTGATATTTCATCATCTGTTTCATCCTCAGCTCCTCCTCCTTTTTGTTCCATTTTAGAAAAAATATTAGCAAGTCCTAGTGATTCATCACTATCACTATCATTATCATATTTATCAAAACCTCCCATTTGATTGACTGGTATATTTTGAATAACTTGTTGAACTTGGGTTCCTAGTTTAAATCCTCCTGGTAAAGTAGAACTAATATTATCATAATTAGCATTATTTAAACCAATAGTGTCAATAGAGCTAGATTTATTTCCCATATAATATGGTTTAGATAATTTTCTAAAGTATTATTTAATTTCTAGTTTTATTTTAATGGAAGAATACATCTTAATATTTGTTGTAATTATTGTTGTTTATCTCAGTATTTTTTATAATTATGGTAAATTATCATATGTTGAGTCATATTATGATGGAAAGGAATATTTAGTTCAAAATACTTCTCATAAACAAGAATCAGCAATTTTATTATCCCAAGTTACAGAAAGATTATTTTATTTAAGAAATTATTTAATTGAAAATCAACAAAATTATCCTGATTTTACAGAATATATTTTATTGTTAGAAAATAATTTTACGAGAGAGAGAACACAAATTTATGAAGGTGATGGTGAAAATAATTTAACTTCATATTCTGTAAATAAAGGAGAAGAATTAGTATTTTGTTTGGGAAGTAAAGAAAAAAATAAATTACATAATATAAATTTATTAATATATGTAGCTATTCATGAAATGGCCCATATGGCTTGTCCTGAAATAGGTCATGGATTGCTTTTTAAGAAAATTTTTAGATTTTTAACAGAAGAAGCAATTAATATAAACTTATATATAAAAGAAGATTATGGGGAGAATCCGGTGGAGTATTGTGGGATGAAGTTAACATCAACAATTCTAAGTTAATTTATTAATAAATATTATATGAATAAATTAACTTTAAATTTTTATCTTAGACTTTATAATTAATGATATATGCTCCATTTAAATTAGTACATAATTTTAAAAATAATTATGGCAGAACTCAATATATGATATATATTTTTATAGGTGATATTTCAGATGAGATTTTAAAAATTTTAGATCGTTTTAAAAATGTAGAATTTAGTAAAACTTTGGAAATTATTTCTAATAAAGATATTAAAATCTTAGAAAAGGAATATGGTAATGAATGGTATAAGTCATTTTTTTATTCTAAACATATAGCTTCTCAAATAAAAAAAATAAATAATAATAAATTATTTTTAAATAAATTAAAAAGTAAATTTTCAGAAGAATGGATTAAATCACATATTGTTAAATTTAAAAGTCAAAAAAAAGATATTCTATTTTCATTTGAATCAAAATATATACAAGATTTAAAAAATAAAAAAATTAATATTGGAATTAAAAAAGAGATGGACTATCGAACTCATTTAATGAAACAATCTGGTGGTAATAAAGATAAATTAGAAAATATTGATGCAGAAACTATTGATGATTTTAGTGATAGTGATGATGATGACGATAAAAATATAAATGATGATAACCAAATAATTGATTTTGATAATATTGAAATGAATGATGAAGAAATTAATATTACTAATTTAGAACAAATAAATCAAGGGATAGAACTAAAAGAAACAGAAAAAGAAGTATCTAAAACTGCCGATTTACTAGCAAAAGCTTTAAATGAGAAGAACTGGGAGAAAAAAGAGTTAAAAGAAAAAACAAATTACAATAATAAATTGGATGAAAATACTTTTGATATGGAACTAGAGAACATTTTTATTAAAGAATATATAACTAAAACCTTCATTTATCCAGATGATAATATTCAAATGGTTAGAAATAAAATTACTTTTGGAGTTCCTATGAATCCTAAATTTGGTGATAATTTGGCTATATTGCCTTCACGAATGTATTTATATTCTAATTATTTTATTAATAAAAAAGAAGAATATATTATGATAGGTCAAAAATGGATAAGAAGAAATGAGCTTTTAAAAATAGATGTTATTCCAAATTCAAATTTAAAAACTTATGAAAATTTGAGGGGAAATTTAAGATATTTACGTGATAGTTTTGGTGTCAAGATGAAAAGGGAGGATGATGAAGATTTAATTTTACGTGATTATGCAGATTTTATGACAATGAATGAAATATTTTTTACTGATGTTTATACTAGTTTAGGAGTAGATTATAATCCACAGGCACAAGAACTAAAAAATTTATATGATGTTTATATTTCTGTTTATTATCCTTTTTTAACTTATTTAAATTTTGAAAATATAATAGGATTTTTAAATAGAAATAAAGAACAAGAAAAAAAATTTATTGAGATTCAGAATCGAACTATAAGAACTGATATTAAATTAGAAAGTGAAATAACTGATTTAATTTTTGACACTAAAAAGAATGAAATGGATAAAATTAATAAAAATTTCAGTGATAATTATATTCTTCATGCTATTATTCATGTTAATATGACATCTGATAATAATATAACTGGAACTATTTTAGAAGATAAATTTAATTTATATGATATATTTGATTCATTTATTGTTGATGATAGTTACCCTTTTATTCAATTTAATTCTATGGAATCAGGATTAACTTATAAATTTTATCAAGAAGCAAGTATTATAAACAAACCTGAAATTATGTCTAAATGGTTCGAAAATGCTCCTTATGGTTTAAGTATTAAAAAAGAGTATGAGCCAGGAAATTATATATCTTTTAATATAAATGAAATTGGTAGAATTGAATATAAAATTACTTGGAGAGAAGAAGATAAAACTACAATTGAAATTATTAAAAAAACATATGAACAAGTACGAGAACTTATTTATAAAATAAATAATGAAACAACTAAAGTTAAAATGATTATACCTGAGGATGATAGATTTACTTATGCTTTCGTAAACACAATTTTAAAATTTAAAATATCTAATACAAAACCAATTTCACATAATGATTTATCTAATTTTGCTAGATACTTTTTCCCTTTTGTTTCTCTTGTAATTGATCCCAAAAAAAGGGAAAGCAAAATTAAAAAAATATCTAAATTATCTAAATTTGGTACTTATCTTAGATATAAAAGAATTAGCAGATATGAAAATAAAATAAGAACACAGATGAAAATTTTATATTTTATTCGAAATTTTGAATTTACAGATAGAGAATTAATTGATGAAGTTGCTAAACAATTTAATATGACTTTACCAGATGCAGCCAAAGAATTAGATATAGTAAGAGATAAATATGGAAATTTTATAAAAAAATCAAGAAAAGTTCTAAAAAAACTTAAAAATTTACCAAAAGCTAAACCTCCTGGTATTGGTGTTGATATACAAGGTAGAAATGCAGAGAATTATAAAGTTAGAATTACTGGTGCTAGAAATAAAAAACAATTAGTTGAACTTGTTGATTTTATTAAAATTTTAATTTATTTATATGAACAAACTTATTTAGAGAAAAAAGCAAAATTTCAAAAAATTAAAGAAAAACTTAAAAAATTAAATAACATTGCTATGCTAAGAAATAAAGTAAGAGAATTAGTTAATTATGATAATGAAGTTACCAATATTAAAGCATTAATTGCTATGGACAAAAATAGATTAGGTTATAAACCTAATGAGGGTGAAAGTCAATATACACGATTATGTCAAAACAGTGGTGAAGATAAAAAAAGACAACCTGCTATTATTTCATCTACTAATACTAAAGAATTGCTTAAAAAGGGTTTCAAATATGATAAAGTATCTAAAATGTATTTATTAAATCATAGGGATAAAGATAAGAAAAAGAATATATTACTTCGTGCAATTCCTTTATCTGCTGAAAATGGAAAAACTAATTATTTCTATTGTGATCCAGACGTAAATAAACATCATAAATATATAGGATTTTTAGTGAGAGGAAATAATCCAGATGGTTTATGTTTACCATGTTGTTTTAAAAAAGATCAATATGTAAGTGGAAATAATATTAAAACAAATTATTTTAAAAAATGTATTGGAGAAGTTAAAGATTATAAAGTAGAAAAAAAATCATTAGATGATATTGAAGATAAATTATATATTTTACAAGAAACAAATAAAGTTCAAGAAGGAAGATTTTTATTTTTGCCTAAATATTTAGATATATATTTTAATAAATTATGGAACAGATTAATTACTATTAATAATCACTATATGACATCATCTGAAACAGGTTATTTTTTGAAATTCACTGTTAAAGATAAAAAATATCATTTCTTGGCAAGTATTTCTGTTGTATTAAATTTGACATTTGATGAAATAATTATAAAATTAATTACTTTTATGAAAAAAAAAGAAAATTCAAAGTATTTTTATTTTTTAAATAATGGTTCAATTAGTAGTAGATTTAATAATTTAGAAACTTATCTTGCATTTATTGAATCTAAAAAATATTTAGATTATGAAGTTATTGGTGAATTAGTTGCATTACCTGGTGTTATATATCCTGGAGGAATAAATTTTTTTATTTTTAATAAAAAAGAAACAGATAATGAAAAATTTAATTATCATTTAGATTGTTTAAATGATGAGAATGAAAAATTTTTACTTAAAAAAGACACCAATAATATTTTTTTGATTAAAGAAGGTATATATTATTTTCCTATATTGAAAGTTAAAAAAAATAAAGATGATAAAAAAATATTATTAATTAAAAAATTTAATTATATTGAAGAAAAAAATAATATAGTAAATCAACTTCGTAATTTATATCAAACCAGTTGTAATGAAAATGTTCTAAATATTATTTCTATATCCTCAAGTTATACTGCTAAAAAAGTAATAGAAATATTTAAAGACAAAAAAGTAATTAATCAATATTTAGATTCAAATAGCAAAGTTAGATATTTAGAATTTAGTGATTTTATTATACCAGTTTATCCAAGTGGAATGGATTATAATTATTCTTATTCTTTCAATGAAATAAAAATTAATAGTTTAAAAGATATAATTTATCATAATAACACAATTAAAAGTATAGACAATAGTTATCAAATTAATAAAATTATTTACTCAGAAAAGAAAAATGATTGTTATAATATTACTGCTGTTTTATTTAATAATAAATTAATTTTACCAGTTAAAAAAGAAAAAATGAAAGAAAAAGAAGCTAAAAAACTTAATATTAATTTAATTAGAAAACCCTTAGAAACAGAGATTGATAGAAAAATTTTAGATAGAAATATTATAATTGATGATAAAAAAATTAAAATTAATTATGAAAAATATATTGATGAAGGATATAATATTTTTAGATTTGAATTAAGCAATTATCTATTAAAATATTCAAATGGGAAAAAACAAATTATTGAAATTACTAGAAGTCAATTAGATGATAATGAAAAAACTAGAAAACTAAAAAGTTTATTAGTATCTTTGATAAATCCTAAATTATCTAAATTATTAAAAGGAGGTTCTGTTAAAAATCAAGTGCATTTAATGACTTCTCTTACTAAACCAAAAGATCTAACTAATTTTAAAATTAAAAATACTAGAGACTACTGTCTTATTAACAAAAATGAAAATAAATGTAATAGTAACCCTTATTGTGCTTGGACTCAAGGTAAATGTTATTTTGCACTGGAAGATTATATCATAATTGAATATATTAATAGAATAATTCAAGAAATTATACAAGATTCTCTTAATTTTAAAGAATTGATACAAGAAGATAATTATTTTGTGTCAGATATTGTTAATACAAAAGATTTTACTCAGAGAGATAAACAAAAAGTTTTAAAAGCAGATAATTTAAGTTTAGGTAAAATTATGAATAAAATTTTTGGTGAAAATTCATTACCCGAAATTGGTAAAAGAAATGCTAGTAAATTAAATATTAATTCAGATAATCATCCTGAAATAGAACAAATTGGAAAACAATATTCACAAGAAATTATTTCTAATAAAGATTCAGTTATCAGAGGTTTTGTGAATGGTTTATATTGGTTGAAAAATCCTTTATATTCAGTAAACAGAAGAAATTTAGGTTATCATTCTTTAATTCAAAATAAATTAACTCAGTTAATTAAAGCTAAAATTATTGATTTTGTTATAAATTCATCTAAAAATAAAAAAATACTTGATCAAGTTAATAAATATAAAGATATTAAAGAATATTTTATAAAACCATCACAATTAGGTAGTAAATTATTGAATTTTTCTAAAAATAGAATTAATACTAAAGGAATTTTTGAATTATTTATTTTAAATAAGATTTATGAAATACCTATTTTAGTATATGATAAATATAACAATTTCTATTTAGGATTTGACAAAGAAATAATTAAAGATAAAAAATTATTAGACAAATTATCACAAAATAATAATTTGATTAAATTAAGATTAGATATAACAGAAGATATTAAAACTCCTAGAAAAGTATATGTTATTTACTAAAAATTTTCAACAACTTTTAATTTCAATTCTGTATCTAAATTTATAAATGTTGAATTAGATGTTAATAATTCTTTTATATTAACATTTTTTTTTATTGCTTCAGCAAAAAATTGCTTTTTCATTTCTTTTTGTTCTGGTTTTTGTCCTTGTTTTTTTACAAGTACAAGAGGAGGAAATCCACCTTTAATTCTTTCCATTATAAAATATGATTTTATTATATTTTATAATTTAAACAAATTTAGTTAACAAATTTACTATGTATAATACTAAAATAAATTCTGCTACTGAAGTTATAAATTTACCTAATCTAAATGTTGTTCCATATAATTTAATTTCAAAATTTATTAATCTTTTTCCATCACCTTTTCCATCACCATCTATATCAAAATCAATTATTGGTAAAATTATATTTTCAGTTAAAGAATCTGATATTTTGGCAACATGTCCTGCTATAATTGTTATTAATATTGAAGTTAAAATATCATTTTTACTTATTTTTTCTAATAAATTTTCTAACATATAAATTAAGATTAGAAAAATTTTTTATAACAAGTATTAATATGGATTTAATACCACTATTTTTTAAAGAATATGACGAATCAAACTTTACACACTCTAAATTAATTAATAACTACTCTCATCAACAAATTAATCAACCCAATAAATCATTAAATGCTGTTCAATTTACTAATTCAAAAGAAAATTTTATTTTATCTTCTGAATATATAGGAATATTTATGAAAGAATCAAATATATGGGTATGGAGTTGGGCTTCAAATGTAAGCAGAAGTTTTACTCCATTATCTAGTAACCTTATTAATTATGCTTTATCATTTGAAGAAGATAAAATAAATAGAGAAGATTTTTCTTTAATTAGATCTATGTTAGTTAACTCTAGAATTAAAATACAGAAAACTTATAATCTTGAACTATTACTTGGAATGATTTTGCATATAACTAAAGGCATATTTATAGTTCCAATTGAAAAAAAACTTAAAAATCAAACAGTTATTTATTATTTACTAATAACAGATATTAATAAAAAAATAATTAATTTAAAACCCAAAATATACAAATAGCAGATGAGCCGTATATAGTACACCAAATACAATCAACATAAGTACTGTTGAACAAAATAGACACTTCTCTCTAGAATAATTCATCCTATCCGTTTTGCTTCTATTAACAATCATCATTCTATTCGTATCATTATGTCTAAAAACAAAAATAACATATTCAATATTATAGGTATCATTTGTGTTAGGATTAAAAACAGCAAAACCATCTTGTACATTATCTACAACCTTTAGATCTGTTGGAGTCATTTGGTCAAAAGAAGAATCACGAGTTGAATTAGTACGATCAAAATAGAAATTATAAGGAGAATCAGATTGATCCAAATCATCGCCACTATAAGAATCATATGATGGATCTACATAGTAAGTAAAGTTATTAAGTGATGGGGAATGGGCCATCATATTAATAGTATTAATATAAGAGGTAACATTTGAAATATTCATAGATATTATATAATTACCACATAAAATAATAATTTCAATTTTTTTAAACTATCACATAATAAAATTATTATATGATGCTAATTAAAGCAAATAATAAATCAAGTTCGCTTTACTCTTGCCATATGAGGGTTTTCCTTCTCTTCCGTAACAGGAATCTGCTCAGCAAACTTAAACGTTACAATTGCATCTACAAGTACATTGATAGTACTGATAAACAGCTTCCATTCACTCTTGGTAAAAGTCTTGCCTGTCTTTACTCTGTAAATTAGATCACTCTTAAATACAGGAAGAAGTTCAGTCATTCTTGAAGCAACTAGAACATCATTCGACTTCTTCGACTTCTTCAACTTCTTCGACTTCTTTACTTCTGTTAGGATTCCTCTGAATCTAGTTTCCATTCCCTTAATCTCTTCAACAAGACCAAGACAGCGAATTAGTACATCTACATGAGGGCGAATAATTTCAAAATCAGCATCATGGTTGTCAATGGAAGTGAACGTCACACTTGTGTTCTTTGCTTCAGGATGAGAGTCATACCGTGTTCCCTCTTCTGGAACAATTGTACTATCTGATGGAACATTGATCCACATGTTTGCATGATATGTCGGATAAACACTGTCGGTTGTTTCCTCCCAAATGGTAATACGATCACACATGCTCAAATCGGTATCATCATCCATATAATAATCATCATCTCTATATGTAGGAAACATTTCATATGTAGGAAACATTTCATAGTTTTCAATTGTAAATACATTCTTAGAATAAGACATAATTTATATATTTAAGGTTTACTAATATTAAATATTTCAATTTGTATTAAAAATCTAATATTATTTAATGTTGCCTGAAACCTTGGTTATTTTACTTTTTTATTTAGGATTTAAAAATTATTCTCCAAAAGTTAAAAAAACACATTTAGAGTCCGAGACAGATAAACTTAAAAAATTATTAGATAATGAAATACAACAAAGAATTGAAACTGAAAGAGAATTAAGAAACGAATTAGCAAATAAAGATAGAAAAACAGCAACGGATATAATGGCTCCTCCTGTAAGAAGACTTCCAAGAAGACAAATTGCTCCTAAAAGAATACAAAAACATTTTAATAGTGCAACACAAGGAGTTCCTGAAAATTATCAATATGTGGGCAACTTAGTTAGAGATGATGATGGAAAAATTCTACCTTTATTTGGCAGAGAAGATCATCCTCGATCTAATTATTGGGAATATTATATAATTTTTAATGAAAATGATAATTTTGGGATTAAAATACCAGTAACCGGAAATAAACCAATAAAAGAGTTAGAAGAAGACGAGGAAATAAATGTGCCTTATTTTCAAGGAAATAAATTTAAATATAAACCTTTTGAAATGGAAAGAATTAGATATAATCCATATAATTATTAAATATAATAATATAAATATAATTAATAATGAATATAATTCTATTATTACTTGGGTTAATTACAGGTATTGTATTAATTTTCCATATGAAGGTAAAATATCATGGTGTTAATAGTAATTGGTTTATTAGTGAGTTTCCTGATGTAAAAAGAGTTATAATAAAAAAAAATGAAAATGATTTAACTTAATTAGCTAATATTAAATTATGACACTAAGTTTAAGAGATTTTGGCTATACAATAAAAGAAGTAGATAATGATAATTTAATTATATCTTTTATTAAGAATATATTAAATGATATATCACCCAGTGTGACCAGTCAATTTTTAATACAAAATAATATAAATGAAGAATTAATAAATAAGATAAAAAAAGAGTTAACTCTTGATTTTATGAGTAAAAAACAAAAATTTATCAATATAGATCTAATAAATATTGATAATTTTATTATAGATAATTTATCTAAAGTTAAAAAAATAGAAATTAATTTTGGCTTATATAAAAGTAATGATAATCGTTTATTTGGAAATGGTGAATTAGTTAATCATTATATAGATTTAATTAATAATTTATTACTGTCATCAGAAGAAGTAAAAAATTTATTTCAAACATTTTTTGATAATTGTTTAAAAGGTAATTTAGAAAAAATAAATATTTTCAATACATTACAAGAATTAGAAAAATATAATCAAGTAATTTTTGAAGAATTCAATTTAATAATTCAAAAACTTGTTAAGAATATTAATGTTGAAATTAATTACAAATTACCTAAATATTTACAAGATATTAATAATTTTAATCAGTTACAATTAGTAATTATTAATCTTAAAAAACTGTTTAATTTTTACTTTCCTAAAAAAAAATATAATGAAATATTGAGATCTGTTGTTATTAAACAATTGAAACAAGTAGATTTAGTTTTAACTCATTCTATTAAAATTAATTCTTTACATGGCTTATCTTTTTTAGAAATTTATCAGAAAAAAATTATAACTAATTTAAAGTTAGCTTATACTGCAAATAATGATTATTTAACATATCTTTTTAATAATATAATTTCTAACTATTTCAACTTTATTACATTTAATCCAAAATTAAATATTGAACAATTAATAAATATGTACCATGAAGAAAAAGTTAACCAAAAATATAAGTTTTTCATTCCCCATATTATTAATATTTTAGAAAAAATGTCAAAAAATCACAAGTTTCACTTGAAAATAAATTCTTATTTTTTAAAAAATTTACAAAATAAAAATATAACTGGTACCATATCTGATTGGTTAATTAGAATGAAAAATATAGAATTTTTTATTATATCTCTTCAAACATATATTTCATTAAATATCTGGAAAATATCAGAAATTGAAGTTAATAACTTACTTGAATTCTTTAAAAAAATAAAATCTAATTCAATTGATAAAGTTGTTACAATGTTAACTAATTTAAATCAATCTTATAATTTTTCTAGGGAACTTGAAACATTTAATCAACAAATATATATATTTTCTCCAGGTGTATGGGATTATGTATTTCAAGATGAATCATTTAATAGTAATGATATCGCACCAGATCATCCTTTTTTAAATGAATTAACTGTTTTAAATAATAAAGTTTTTCATGAAAATTCTAAATTAAATTTATATCTTTTAAAAGGATCAATTAAATTATTGTATCAAGAAAATAATAAAAGTTTGACAATTACTTGTTTGCCCGCTCAAGCATTTGTATTAAAATATTTAGAAGATAATTCATACTGTTTGAATGATCTTAAGAATAGTATTTTAAAAAATATTGACCAAAAAAATTTTGATCATCTAATTAAAACTTTGAAAGATTCCAAGTTAATATATTTAGAAAATAATAATGTTTATTTGATGAAAGAACTCCCCTGTGTTGGTGACATAAATATTGCTGATAAATTTTTTATTATTACTAATTTAGAAGAAAATATTGAAAAAGAAATAGAAAAACAATATGCTTTAACAATTAAGGAAAGATCATCTGCTTTAATTAAACATTATCTTAAAATTAAAAGTACAAGTAAAAATGAGGTTTATCTAAAACTTGTAGATACATATCAAATTAATACAAAAGAATTTAATGATATTATTGATTATATGGTTAAAATGGAATATATTGAGTGTGTTGATAATAATTTATTTAATCTTTTATAAAAATTGATAAAAAAACTTTAATTTAATTAAATGAATAATTATGCTTAATTCGTTAGAAAATTATGTTTCTACTAAAAAATTTAATAATCCTTTTATTCAAGGTGGAATTAATAAACCTGATTCTGATATATATCCTGAGGAAGAAATTTCTATTCAAACATTATATAAATATTATCAAACAGTGTATTTATTGCTACCTCTTAAACATCTTGATGCTCAATTAATGAATTTTGTTTTAGATGAAGACACATTATTTAGATTACAAAAATCTTTAATTATTGTACCAAAAAAAATTAAAATGATGAGAATCCCAATTTTGTATGAATGGGGAAGAACAATTAATAAAAAATTTATAGAAAAGTGTCATTTAGGATCCATTACTTACGAGTCATTATCTGAAAAAATATTAGTGTTACCAATGTTTACTTTTCCTTATGATCAAATGAGTCCATTTATTGAATTATTTAAAAATAAAGATTGGTTAAATGAACTAATTCTTAATTTTAAATTAGCTGAATATTTTAAAATTTCTTCTAATTATGCGGAATTAAGAAATCAGCTTGAATATACTCCAATTACACATTGGTCAAAAGAAAATAATTGTAAAATTAATTCAAGTAATCGTTTTCAAATGAGATTTTTCAGATGGCAATTGTATCATTCAAATAGTGATAAATTAAAAACTCTAGATGAACTTAAAAAATATAATGTAAAAGATGATAATTATTTATCTATTTTTTTCAAAACACATGGAAATTTAGATTCTAAATTTACACCAATTAATTTTAAATTACACAAATTACCAAAAGTTATAAATACTTTTACTAATGATCAATTTAATAAATTTATGTTATCGCTTAAAAATAAAGAAAGATTTAATCTTTTTAATACTATTTTAGTATCTCCAGAATATTGCAGTCTTATTATGAAAAATGAAATTATATGGGATATAATGAAACCAATGATAAATAATTCTTTACCCCTATATCGTTATCTTCTGTTTTATACTTATTTAACTTTATATCTCCAAGAAAATATTAAAAAAACTTATTTAAGACAGACAGACTCAAGTATAATTCCAATAAATGTTGCTTCTAAATTACCAAATTTTCCCTACTTGCAATCTGATCGAAATTCTCATCCTGCAATATCAGCAGGTCAATTAATTAATGAAAGTCTGTATACTTCTAAAAACTTTTATGGATTATCTTGTGCCACTAACAATAAAATAAATAGCGATGAACTTAAATTATCTAATTTTGAAGAATTTCAAGAAAGACTTAATATTTTTATGACAGGAAACTCTTATAATAATATTTTTATAAATGTTGATTTTACTAATATACATTTAACTGGGTCTCTTATATCTGCATGTGGATTAAAAAAACATCCTCTAGTTCATAATTTTGTGCTAAAAAGTACTGATAATAATGATACTAAAAATGCACTTTATCATAGATACTTTAGTGAATTTTATTATAATTCAGATGTAGATGTTCTTTTTACAATAAATAATCCTTTCAAATTTTATGATAAAGTTCAAGAATTTAAAACTCAAGTTGAATCAGGAATGAATTTATATGAAAATTCAAATTTTGTAATTCTTACTCAAAAAATTATAAGAAAAGGATATTTTAGGTTTAATTATGCTTTTGTAGTTAAAACACTTTTACCTTATTGGAAAGATAAAGGATTAAATAAAACAATCAAAGAAATTTTTACTACTTTGGACGATATAGAAACTAAGAAATTATTTATGTCTTTTTATAATCAAAAAATAAAATCCTTTTATAAAGAAATACAAGAAGAATACACCTCAAAAGAAAAAAAAGAACTAAAAATTAATTATCCTCATATATTTGAACCGATTGACATAAATTTAATTATATTAGATCATTATGAGGATGTTAATAATAAAAAGATGAAAGTTGAAGATATGGAATTTTCAAATGAAGAAAAAGAATATACAGGTGAACCATATTTTGATGCTAGAGAATCATATAAATATAACTTGTATCATCCTATATTAAATCACCATTTTGAATGTTTTAGTGTTCCTTTCGAAGATCCTTGGTCATGTATTAATAAATTCCATTTAGGTCAAGTCAGAGGTTATTATAATGGTTCTAATGTTTATTATACCATTAGTGCTGTTATGGCATTACAAACTAAATTATCTCCTGATTATAGAATTATGTTTGGTTCTAAAGATCCCGGTGAAATTTTAAATAAATATAGAATGAGAGGTTTTGGATGTATTTTAAATGATAAGGAACTTTCAGAAATTATGAAATATTCTGAAAAGATTGAGTTTTGGAAAAAGTTATATATGATTGATTGTAAAAATAATAATTCTTTACTTAATTTTTCAGATGGATTATTTTTAAATTCTTCTTTATTTCAACCCAGAAAATTAAATCCTGATTCATTCGAAAATTCGAAATTAATTCAAATTCCTACATATTCTGCACCACAATGTATATATATTAAAACAAAGAATAATCTTATATCTGATTTAACAAGAACTTATAATCCTAATAAAAGTAAATTAATTTCTATATTTTTTGATTGTAATAATATATCTGATAAAGGTTATCCTGTTCCTCTTAAAAAATGGTTAATGGACGGAGCTTGGGAAATTTTTGAAATGAATAAATTATTCACTTTTTAAAAAAACTGATTTTTTTATTTTAAAGTTTATTATAATCTCCTATAATGTCAATTAACAGAAAAGATTCTCTTAAACATCTTGAAAAAATAATCAATGATAAAAAAATATCTAAACAGGTAGAAGAAAGTATTTATCAATGGTCAATAGAATATATTGAAACAAATATGATTCCTGAATTTATGTCTGATAATATTTATCAAGATAAAGTTAATGAAATCATTCAAAATCTTAATATTAAATTTAATCCTACCTTATTAGAAAGAATTAAATCAAAAAAAATAGATGCAATTAAAATAGGTTTTGCAAAACCAGAAGAATTATTTCCTGAAAAATATGAAGAAATTCTTAAAAAGAAAGCTATAGAAAAAGCAAAAAAAGAAAATCAAGCATCATCTCAATTGTTTAAATGTCCTAAATGTAAAGCTAGAAAATCAAGAGTTCAACAAAGACAAACAAGATCTGCAGATGAACCTGTTACAACTTTTGTAACATGTTTAGAGTGTGGACATGTTATGAAATTTTAAATAATTCAAAATTAGTGAAATTTTAATTCTCAAAATTAGTGAAATTTTAATTCTCAAAATTAGTGAAATTTTAATTCTCAAAATTAGTGAAATTTTAATTCTCAAAATTAGTGAAATTTTAATTCTCAAAATTAGTGAAATTTTAAATTATTTTTAAATAATTCAAAATTAGTGAAATTTTAAATTATTTTTAAATAATTCAAAATTAGTGAAATTTTAAATTATTTTTAAATAATTCAAAATTAGTGAAATTTTAAATGATCTTTTTTTATATTTATTTTATAAAATTATAAATATATAAAAAGTGTTAAATTAATTAATTTAATTGGAGTAAGCCAAACCTCCCATTCCGGACATAACTCTAAATACATTGTAGTTAATACAGAAGATGAACATTCTAGAGTTGCTTCCAAGTGCGCTGGTAGCAGTAGAGTTTATCCATAGTTTGAGGGTAGTGTTATCAATACGGGAGAAGTTACAAGTTCCTGATGGTTGATGCTCCATAGGGTTAAGAGCAAAGGAATAAGAGTTCACACCATCAGCAGGTGTTCTTTCCCAATGTTGGTGAGGTTGTACATAATTGAAGTAGGAACCATCTCTTTCTTGGAAACGATCATGTCCGTTAAGTTGGAGCAATGCTTTTTGAAGTGGATTTCCGGTACCATCAGCATTGGTGGAGTAAAGAGTGTAATCACGTACGACAAAGCCTTTTGGAAGGTCGGCGGATTTGACTCCTGTAAGAGCTCCTGTAGACCATTCAGTAACAGTTTGACTGAGATGAGCGGAAGTTAGGTTATTTTCAAGAAGAACAACATTGTTGAGGGAAGAAGCTAATGTATCAGAAGATGAAGGTACAGTTCCTGCAAAAATAAGTTGAGCTTTTACTAATGGTTTGCTATTCTCCGACAAATCAGTTCCGCCCATAACTTCATCTAAGTCAGATCCACTGCCAGTTAAACTGGCATTTTTAGATAACCATACACGTTTAGCTACACGTTCTCGTGCAGCTTCCCAGTCACCGTCCCAAGCCCAGTCAACATAAGTGGAACCATCGTTATATTTACCAAGTTTGGGGCAGAAAATAAGGCATTTAGAAGGGTGGTTGAAATTAAGTCTGTAAGATTCGGTTGAGTTTTTGAGAGATTCAGCACCAGTGAATTGAACTTGTTCAATGAGGTATTCATGAGATGCTTGAGCGAACTTTTTACGTTCCTCGGCATCAAGGTATACATAATCTACAAGCAAATAACCATCTGCAATAGATTGGGCAGCGGGTACGGTACCAGTGTGGTTAACAAGTTCACGGAAGGGACGGAGTTTAAGCTTGATACGGACATCGTGATATTGTAAAGCAATAAGAGGCAATGCTAATCCATTATTACGGTTGAACCAGAATTGGAATGGAATGTGAAGTTTATGAGAAGGTTTGGCATCAGTTGATACATTGGTAAGAGCTGGTATATCACCGATCATATGCTCATAACCACGTTCCTGTCCAGTTTTGTGAGTAAGTTCGTACCAGATATTAAGCCATTCACCGTAGTGTTGGTCAATTTGAGAACCACCTACTTCAACTTCAGCTTCATCAATTGCAGCATGACCAAGTCTACGAACGTAACCCCAATCTTTACCGGCTTCAGCTGCCTCAGTTGCATCAAGTTCAAGGTACAAGTACATTTTAGTTACTAAATCACCATTACGGTTAACTTCGCAGGTTACAGTTTTGCCGAAATCGCAGGTACCGTTAAAGGTTTGTTCGATTGGTTCAACTGAAAAGTTTGTGTGGCGTCTGTAGACAACTTTGAAAAAAGTTACTTCAGGAGAGCCAGAAAGATAGACATCTTGTGCGCCATAGGCGACTAGTTGCATGAGTCCTCCACCCATTATATGATATACTATAGTCCAGAAAAAAAATTTAAAAATTCTAAACCTTTTATTATAATTTATAACCTAAAATAGTTAAAATCATCATATTAAAATAATTTAGTTAAATAATGAACATATTTGTGGTAAATATAGGGTTTTTAATAAATAACTAGAGATAATTGTATAATTTATTTACTTTTGAATAAATTATTAAAACTAATATATTTTACTTTTTATTTAAAGTAATAGAAAGTATTTTTTTAATGTCCTCAAATAAGAGGAGTTTGAAGAATACAACTTTAGATAGTATTCATAAGAAAAAATTAAAAGAATTTAATAGTCATGAAAAAAAACTTCAAACTAAAATTAAAAAATTATCGGAAATATCAAAAAATCCTAGTCAGAATTTTGTTAAAATGAAATTATTAGAAGAAGAAATAAATGAATTAAAAAACACTGATCCCGAACTAGATTATTTTGATAAAACTGGAGATTTAATAATTAAATACTATCAAAATAAAAATTCACTTATTGATCCACAAGAAGATATTGATATTATGGAAATATTAGGAAAATCTAATAAAAGAATATCTAATGATAGTAAAATTTTAACAGAATATGTAAAAAGAATTAATGGGGAAAATTTAGTTGCTCATGACGGAAGTAATAGAGTAAAAAAATGTGATAATTGTGGTATTGAAAAATCATATTTTCCTTCTGATGGCTGTTATATATGTTCAGAATGTGGTTTAATGGAAGAAGTTATAATTGACGAAGATTATGTTATTAAAGATATTTCATGTTATCATCGTGTGGGAAGATTCAAAGAATGGTTAAATCAATTTCAAGCCAAAGAATCCACAGATATTCCAGAATCTGTTTATCATCAAATTACCCATGAAATTAATAAAAGAAGAATAACAAATTTAATGCATTTAAAAAGAACAACAATAAGAGAAATTTTAAGAGAATTAAAATTAACAAAATTTTATGATCATGTACCCTTTATTATTAATAAATTAAATAATATACCCGCACCTAAAATATCCTTAGCTCTTGAAAAAAAATTAATTTTTATGTTTGAAAAAATCGAAAAAGTATATCTTTTATACAAACCAAAACATCGTAAAAATATGATTTCTTATCCATATATTCTTCATAAATTATTTGAGTTATTAGAACATGATGATTTACTTAAATGTTTCCCTTTCAATAAATCACAACAAGTTCTAAGAGAACAAGACGAAATTTGGGAAAAAATATGTGAACATTTAAATTGGGAATTTTATTCATCATTCAAATAAATTAATAAATTAATAAATTATATCAAATTATATAATAAATGAATTCTCTATTATATAATTTTTCTTTAGTTTTATTATTAATTGGATTAGTTCTAGGTACTTATTATATGACTAAATTAACTTTGGAAAAAGAAAATAAAATTATAAATAGTTCACCTCAAAAAAATTTATTTAATCAAGAAAGACCAGCTACTATATTTAATAGAATGTTTAATGAATTAGGACCTTGGATCAATAGAACAGCAAACCCGACTGATCAAGAATTATCTAAAGAAGGTATTCTGAGAAATTCTATTATATAGAATAACTACGATATTTAATTTTTTTGATTTTATTGATTTTATTATTTGAATTATTTAAATTAATTTTATTTTTTTTAGAAATTAAAGGCTTACCCATATACTAGATTTATCATTCCATCTGCAATTCTTGCAAAAATATCATCATTGTCATCATTACTTATTTTTTTTTTAGATTTTAAAGGTTTTCCATATACTGGATTTATCATTCCATTTGCAATTCTGGCAAAAATATTATTATCATCATCATTATTTTTTAAAGGTTTTTCATATACTGGAATTATTATTCTAAGTGCAATTCTTAATGAAATATCATTATCATAGTTTGTTTCTATTGACATATTAATTATAATATTATTATAATTAAAATATCATTTTATAAATCTAATTTTTCATAGATCTACATTACGAGGTTTAGAAGGTAATTTTAACGCTGGTTTTTGAGCTTCAATATTTTTAAGTTTAGCATCAAATTCTGCTTCTTCTTTCACGAGTTTAGAAGCTTTCACTTCCATCTCCTTAATTCTTTTATCTAAATTCTGCATTCTAATTTCCATAGTATGTTTAGTATCTCCAGATGTCTTTTTATGTTCTTTCTCTGTTTTTAACATTTGTTCTCTTGTTTTAGTGATGTTTTCCTCAATATTTTTACGGGTCATTTCATTTTTACGTTTTTCGTGGAAAATTTTAGATTTTTCCTGATTTACCAAATAATTTTTCATAATTTCATTTAATTCGTCATTTGCATATTCAGAACCCTTTACAAATTTGGATTCTGGTTCAGGATCAAAAGGTAACCATTTACCAACTTCGCCCACAAACACACCAAATGCTTGATCCATTTCTTGAAGTTCTTTTGCTCTCTTACATGCATCTTCATAATCTTCAAATACACCTCTAACTTTAATACCAGTCATGGTACTTTGATCCTCTTGAGAAGGCGTTAAAAAAGAAATACAAACATATTTTTGACCTTCAAGAACTGGATCTTCATTTAAATAATCTGATTTTGACATTAAATTATAAAAGAATATTTCTTTAATTAAATTTATTTATAATTAATTTGTTTTTTCAATCAAAAGATTAACTCTATTTTTTTTTCCTAATTTAGAATAATCTAGTGAAGGAGGTACTAAATCCCATTTTTTATTATATGATTCTCTATGAAAAATTCTATATCTTTTTGAACCTAACAAGAAATCATTTGTTTCTTCAGCTTTATACCAAAATACTTTATCTTCAATCTTATTAGTATGTTTTCTATTATTAATTACCATACATCCATAATTATTTGTTAGTTCTGTAAATACCTGTTGAAAAATATCAAATGAAGGAAACATTCCTGCATAATCATCATATAATCTTTTTCTATTACACAAGAAATCTTCAGCCAATAAAAAAATATAATCTAAATTACCTCTCATATCAGGTGGTAGTCCTTTAGAATATTGCATTGTTAAAATAAAAGAAATATGATAATGTCTTCCATTAAAAAATAATTCTCCAATTTCAGGATCTTTTATCCATTTTTTATCACTCATACAATCATCCATAATAAGTAAAACTCTATCATCTTTTGCTTTCTTTTTTAATTTAGTTCTTTTTTTATTATCTTGACTAAGCTTTTTTTGTCTAGCAAATATTCTTCCTAAAATATCAGATTCATAATTATAATAAATAAATGAATCTGGAATTAAATGCGAATAAAAAGAATTTAATTTCTCAGTTTTACAAATTACTACAGAAGAAGGAATATCTTTTCTTGTTTTTAAAATTTCTTTAACCAACCAACTTTTACCAGAAGCTCTTCTCGCTATTAAAGCAATAGTTGCATGATCACATAAATCATTTAAATCAAACTTTCGAAATCTCATTCGACTTCCTCCAAATCCAACGGCACGTGACATATATTATAATAGAGAAAAAATTTTTATTTTAATTAAAAATGTGTTTCTATACTTTCAAGTAATTTGTGAAAAACTTATTTTTATTTAATTTTTTAGTAGGAGAATCTTTATTATTATTAGTAAAAATTTCAGCAACACTTTCATTTTCTGATGGTGGTACAAAAGACACTTCCTCAGACCTATTACTATTTTTTAATTCATTCATAATTTGTTTTAAACCCTCAGATGAATTCTGTTTTTTTCCTCCTCCAAGGTTAATAACTTTTTCTTCTACTATTTTTGGTTTAGGGTCTTCATCCGAAGTTTCTGATATATCACTTAATTTAAATGGTTTATTATCCTGTTTAACTTCATTAATTATATTTAAAATTTCATCCTGAGTTGAAGTATCTTTATTTAAATGCGGTAATTTTGATGCAGAAATAAATTTCTCCGAATAATCTTTATGAGGATCTACTAATGTTTTTTCAAGATTGTCTCTTTTTTTATCATAACTATTATCTAATATTCTATCAGGATTGTCAATTTTTATATCATGATTATCTATTTTTTTATCAGGATTGTTACCACCATTTTGAGGCATTTGAGGCATTTGAGGTATTTGAGGTATTTGAGGTATTTGAGAAGAAATAATAGTTTCATAATCTTCAAAAGGAATAATTAAATTTCTCATGATAATTTCATCTAATGGAAGTAATTCAAGAATAACTTTTTCTATTTTATCTTTAATTATATCTAAAACCATATTTTGATTTTTTTTAATTTCGATTGATGGTAATTTGTTATAACATAAAAATGGATTTAAATAAATTTCTCTTGCCGACTCAATATAAATTTTATGTAAAAATAATTTAAAATCAAAATCATTAAATACACTTTCTTCTTTTAATATAATTTTACCTTGATTTAATGTTAATTGTATCAAAGTATATTTTATAATTAATTTAATAAGATTAAATATATATTCTTGATCATTTAAATTTACAAGAATTCTATTTTTTTCATTTTCTAAAATTTCATTCGACCAATTAGGAATTTTTTTTAAAAAACTCTGATAATTTTTTAATACATTATTATTATTAGATATTTTATCGGCATCATCATAGATTGATTCAAACCCTTGATAAATTAAGGGTCCTAAATAACTTGATAAAATGGTTAAATATATTTTTCGATTTGCTATAATAAGATTGGACATTAATATTATCTTATTATAGAATTTATTTTTTTTATAACATAGTATTATTTCCTCTAGAAGTTAAATAATTATGATTTTTATCAGACACACAAACACATCCTCCACCATTACCATTGTTACACATTAAATTAGTTGATACATTTCCATCATTAATTTGATTTCCTATTTTCATATGAGGAACGGGCCATTGGGAATGTTTGCAACAATTTCTAGAACATTGATTCATATCAGTTTTTTTTACTACATTTAATTCAGTTACAGGATACATATTTTCTTTTATATCAGTTAATCTAGGAAGAATAACAAAATAAAACACTATAGCTAAAACTAAACCTAAAATTATTTCATTAGTATTAAAATTCATATATTATAGTTGAGATTAAATAATCTAAATTATAATAATTAAATGAATAATAAAATAATTAAGAATTTTGACGATAAACTGTCAAAAAGCATAATTAAAGAAAATTATAATATTCGTTTTGATAATAAAAAATTCAATAATCTTTTTTTAATGTCTAATCAAGAAATTAAACTCAAAATTGAATTTAATTTTTATGGAATATTTAACCCTAAAATGAAAATGTTTTTTTGGGGTAATACTATTCCAGGTATAAATAAAAATTTTAAAAAAAATATTAAAAAAATTAAAAATATGAAACACCTTTTTGAAGATTTTTCTCAAAAAAACAATGAATTTTATTATCAAACCTTAACTGAAGATTTCCTTTATTTAGATAAAGAAACACAATTAGATGACCTTAAAAAATTAATTCTATTTCTATCAAATGATAAAGATATCATAATGCCAATATCTTCTGAAAATAAATTTCAAATTATAGGTGTATTAAAAATATTAGAATCATACTAAGAAAAAATACTTTTTACTATTTTTTTATCAATATCATTAGTGTCAAAATCTAATTTATTAATTTTAATAATTACTTCAAATTCTTTTTGAGTGAGTTTAATAGGTAACTCATTTAAAAATGATTTAATTTTAGTAGTATCATTTTTAAAAATAGCATCTATAAGTAAACTGTGACAAATAAAACTTAATTGATAAATGTCGTTACTATTAAAATTAGAAAAAATTTGTTTTATTAATTTAAAATTCTTATTATTAATTTTTTTTAAACTTGTTGTGCTTAAATCATTTGTAAAATTAATACTAGGTTCATGTTTTAGAACATCATATGAATTATTCAAATGAAAACTTGGATAAATACATGTATAAAAAGTATGTAAATTTTTTAAATACCAGTTTTGATCAGTATATATTGAAGTTTCAATTAATTCTCCATAAGATATTTTATCTTCGATCTTTGCAATTAGATTAATTTTTTCTTCATTGCTTATATCTAAATAATTAATCTTATGACCCATATTTTCATGAATATTTAAAGGCAATAATATTTTTTCTAATTGATATAAATCTATTATACTTTCCATATTTTTATATGAATAAATTATTTTTTCAGCTGAAGAATATAACCCAATCTCTTCCGATTTTTGATTATTATTATCAAAAAATAATTTTAATTTATTTTTATTAATTTCTTCTTCTTGATAACAATCTTGTAAATCTTGAAGAGTCAATAATATTTTACGTATATCATTTCTACAATATTTAATTAATCCTATTATATATTTATGTTCCATATTTATTTTCTCATTCTTAATTATTTTTTTTATATACGGTTTCAAATCAAACACCGAAGGCTGATAAAAAACTATGTCAATTACTATCTTCTTCATCTCATTTATAATTTTAGAATGTTGTCCATTATTTATTAAAATTATTGGAAAATATTTTTTTTTATGATTAGATTTTAAATTATTTAATAAATAACTTTTTTCACTCGGAAGTGTTATCATTTCAATAGTTTCAATAATTAGACAAAATTTATCTGATTTGCCTCCAATAGTTACTCCCAAGTTAGTACTAAAGTTTTGAGCTTGTTTTAAATCACCAGTTAATCGATAATTTTTAATTTCAGATGAATGAATAATATTATAATGATATCCAAGTTTTTTAAGAATTAATTTGGTTGTCAAACTTTTTCCTAAACCATGATTACCATTTAAAATCATATTTGAATATTTTTCTTTAGGGAATTTTTCAAACCACTTTAATATTTTACTAATTGTAACTTTATTTCCAATTAATTCATCTAAATCTTTAGGTAAATATTTTTCAATAATCATTAATTCTATATACTTTAATTTTTTAGAATAAATTTTTCATTTTTTATTTTTATAAAAAAATCTCTAGTATTATATATAATATGGACTCAAAACAACGTAAACCTGTCTCCGGTAAATCTAACCGTGTTGACGAAGAAGTTTCACGACTCTTAAACAAAAATGTATCTGCTGACGAATTTTTAAGACTTCGTAATAAATTCGCTAATGATCAAGAATTAGTTGACCAAATTCAAGTTGCTTACACTGAAAAATACACCCAACTTGAGAAACGTGCAAAAGTATTTGCACAAAAAATTCTTGAAAAATACGGATTAACCAACGAACCCTTCTCCAGTCTTTTACTAAAAGCTCACAAATATAAACAAAAATACAGTTTATCTGATGACGAATTTGCAGCCTTTAAACGTATTCTCGAATCAGAATTAGTTGGTGCCAAAAGACCCGATGTACCTAAAATGACTACTAACATGAGCAAAGTACTCGGAGACATCACCTTAGATGTTCGCGGATTTGGCATGAAAGTATCTGATGCTGATTATCGTGATTTACAAGAAATACTTAAAATCCATGAAGAAACTAAATCACTCCACTCTCAAGTAATTCTTCAATCTCTTTCTTACACTGATTGCGGAGAACAAGCTTTAAACTCCTCTTATAAACCAGAAATGGGACACAATCTTGCCAACCATGTTCACCCTATTGTAGCTGCTCTTTTCTTACCTAAAATCACTTCATTAGAAGAGTATTTCATTTATGCTAACTTGGCAAATGTTGTTAAAGCACGTTACAACCAAGAAGCTTTCACTACTCGCCCTGATTATGAACTTTTCTATAATATTATAACTGATCCTAATGATGTTGTATGTGACTCCCGCTCTCCTGTGAAAGATCTTAAAAACCGTGTCACTCTTCAAAAACATCTATGGAATGCAATTTTAGCTCTTCGTAACTCAAACCATTTCTCTGGTGATCAAGTTGAATTTATGAGAGCCGTTGATATGTGCAGACTTAATAAATATGATACTCCCGATCTTGTATATGGACGTTATGACGGAACTGTATTCAAGAGATTGTTATCTGCTTTCTCTTTCCGCCCAACTGTTGTAGCATCAGTCCCATCTGCATCTGTTGTATCTAGCAATCCTTATTTCCAAAACCAAACTCCTCAAGTATCTCAAATTTCTATGATTAATCTTAGAATTGGTGGACATTTTAACCAAAAGGGACCAGAGGTGAATCTTAAAGATGCTCTCTCTCAAGCCCAACTTTTCTTTGAGAATGGAATGCTTATTACCAAGAATACTGATGTAATCTACTCTCGTGGTATTCTTAACTTCTTTGTTGATCGTAGAGCAACTTCTATTAGAATCGGTGCCATGCATCACTCTTTCGATTTAGGAAGACTCCCTGTTGCCACTTCTGGATTTGAAAGAATCAATGAAGATGCAGTGACTTTCCAAAATGAAATCTCTATTAGAAACGATGGTTATAAGCTTCGTTCAGTTGTATGTGCAGAAACTACAGAACTTGATAATGATAGTGACAATAAAGTCATTACTGGTTCTTCTACCTTTGTTATTACTAAGGGACTTGATAGTGTTGTACATAAATACGATCCTATGGAAGCTACTAACTATGTTAAAGATGGCAGTATTGGCAAGGGTAATATAATGTCGGTTCAATCACCCATCCCACTAGTTGCCTTAGCTGCTGGTACAAAAGATATAGGATATAATTTTATGGAGATTGCATCCAAGAGAGGTGTAATCTTTATATATGAGGCAGATAAAGAAGTAGACAAACGAGGCACTAAACATGTCTATTAAATAAATAATTTATATATATAATTAATTGAAAGAATCATATATATAATTTTATAAGTTACAAGTATTTTTTTAAAACTTATAGGGTAATGTATTTTTAACCATGGAAAATACTTGAAATTGATGGTAATGTTCTGTCACGAGAAGCACTTATTGGAGGTGGTAAAGGTTCCATTGGTTTTGAAATATCTCTTAAATAATCTATATGTTGTTGTGCTTGTGTCATTAACTCAGGAGCAAGTTGTGTTACAACTTTTTGATTAAGTTCTAAAATTTGTTCTTTTATTTTAAATGGTAAGTGTCTAGCATAGTGAACATATACCCATTGCATCACAATAAAAATATCTTGTTTGGGTTGAAAAGGAATTTTAATAGTATTTTTACTTTTATTAAAAACATTCATAACTAACATTTTATTAATTATTTCAATATTTTCATCAGAAAAAAAGTGTTGACTTATATATTCTTCTGAAACATCATTTTCATGATTTACATTTCTAATCATTATTTTTTTTCTTAATTCCCTTGATTTTTTATTTTCTGCTAAAAATCCACTTGGGAAATCATTCACATCAAAAATTGTTTTCTTAAAATCCATTAACTTAATTAAGAAAAAAATTTTAAATATTATAACTTTCTATAACATTTTCTTTATCTAATTTTGCTCCTTTTTCATATTTAGGTTCAATTATATTATTAGGTTCAAATAATTGAGCTGTTGACACTGATTCAATCTTCTCGCCATTCCATACTAAATATTTATCAACAAAAGATAATGTTGTAATATTTTTTTTTTCTAAAACCACCACAAATTTATAAATATAGTCAGCATAATCTCGTTTTATCATTAATTTATTTCTGGTTATATTTGAAGGAATTCTTGATAAATCTAAATTATCTATCTCAGTCCCATCAACTCTATCACCTGCTCTATTATGTAAAAACATAGTGAATATATTAAGATACGATTTAATATTTATATCACCCTTATCATTTACTCTTTTATTTAGTTTATCTAATAAATTTATAAATTCATCAGGCGGTGGTAATCCTCCTAATTTTTTCCATTCTCCTTCAGGTCCATATAAGTCCTTACTAATAACTTTTTTAAACATAAAATTAAATACATTCTTTTTAATAGTATCATTATCATATATATTACGTTTATCATCTTCTAATCCTTCTATCTCAATTTTCATTATACTTTCATTTTGTTGTTTATTATACATTGAATCTATCATACCAATAAATCCATTGTTGGGCAAGTAAAAAGTTAATTTGTCAACATTATATCTCCAATGTTTAGTGTCTCTATCATCATTATAAATATTTTTAACTAATAAATTATATTTAGGCTCAAAATTAACAAGATTTATATTATTTTCTTGTAAAATAGCTAATCCATAAATATACTGAAATAATAAACTTAACCATACTTTAGGTTCATGATAACCAGTTTGAATCATTGTTTTTAAAGATCCCGAACCTTGATATATAGGAGTAGACCAATTTATAAATGTTTGTTGGGCTGACTCTGTAATTATTCCTAAACTTACGGTGGAGTCTTCTAATAAACTTTCAGATAATTTTTGAGATAAGGAAATAATAGTTTTTCTAAAAGGATCAGCTATATTTGTTATATCTTCTAAAACAGAATAAGTAGAACTTAATTCTTGTAAATCTATCCAAGTTTGATCAGTAATTCCTTTATTTATTTCTGATTCAATTAGAGGTACTAATGTAGGATTAGATATATATTTATTAAATAACTCTTTTCTTTTATTTTCAATATTGGGAATAGTTTTTCTTCTTCCATTAACTAATTCATGTAATTGTTTTAATTCAATCCCTTGATATTTAATTGTATCTAATTTATTCCATTTAATATTACTTTGACCATCTAAAACCCAAAAATGCATTTTTACAAAACTAGGTATTTTTTTTAATTTCATTAGTTCATTAATTTTTTGATAATAAAATAATTCTCTCCATACATTATGATTTAATTTATCAATATAACCTGAAAAATGAGCCTGTAACTCTTCATTAGATAAACGATAAATTCTCATATTTATTCCCTGATTATTTCTTCCTAGTTTGATTTGTTGTTTATTCGCATCATATCTAATAGGATAAGCACTTGAATATAACATAAAACCATTTGCTAACTCTTTTTGAGGATTCTTATAATGATAAGGATTTAAATCATGAAGCTGAATATGTTCTAAAATAGAATCCTTACCTCCTGTTAAACTCATTTCTTCTCCTTCCTTTGACTTTAACATTATATTTTTAATGTAATTAGATGATTTCACTCTCTGACCAACAGATAACGAAGATAAACCGAACTCATTTCCAGGAACCATATCTTCATACACTCTTGCTAAAACACTGTGATCGCCTCTGGGATCTGCTATATTTAAATTATAAATATTTTGAATAGGCATATTATTTGGTTTAAACTCATATGGCAATGGTATAGGAACACTTGAATATGGAGTATTTACTGGTACAAAAGCAGGTGGATACATATTGGGTTGAGCTGAACTTTTAGGAGGAGGTTTACTTTGTTGATATATTTTTTGTTCTGCTAAAACTTGAGGTTCTCGTGGTCTTGGTTTATCAGCTGATAATTTTTTATAACTCATTCTTTGATCATTAGTCATATTATCACCTTGTCTTACTTGTGAGTTAGGTTTTACTAACCCAGATCCTCCTTTAAGATTGTGTTTTTTAATATTTTTTCTAATAAGTTTTGTTTCTTTTTGGTTACCAAGAGAAGCAGGTAAGTTGCCTTTAATCTTAAAATACTTTGTTTTAAGATTTCTAAGACCTTTAAATTCTTGATCATTTTTAATAGTTCTTTTACTGTTAAAATATTTATTTAATAATTTACTGGGATTAGTGGGTTCTATTTTTTCAAGCATATATCCGTTATTATTCTTGATAGAGATTTTTTTTATTTGATTAAAAATTTCTTGACCTAATTTATCAAAAATTATATTTTTAAAAAACTCATTTTTTTCTAATACATAACATAAATAATATATGTCACTAAATCTATTAGTTATATTTTTACTGATAAATATATTATTTAATGAAGACATCTCAAAATTACTTATTTTAATAGAAAAACTTGTAGTAAAATTAAATTTTGTTTTATTAATTATATATTCATGTGTATTTTCTTCTTCTAATATATAAATTGCATCTAAATCTAATTTATTATGATTAAAAGATGGAAACTCTTGATATAATTTATCTAAACATATTAAAACTTGATACATTAATTCAGAAAAATTTACTTTATTAGATTCTATATATCTTGATAACTTTTGATAATTTTGAAATTGTTCTCTTATTCTTACACTCACAATGTCTATTATTTTTTCATTATCAATTAATTTTAAAATTTCTTCGTTCTCAGGATATGTATTCACAATACTTTCCAATTCAGAGTATTTTATATCAAAATTAAAAATAGGCAATTTTATCATAAATAAATTATTATTTAATACCTTTCCACTGAATAATAAAGAAAAAAAACTATCACGATTACTAGGATAAGTTAAATCTGTAATATCTCTCTTATTTTTATAAAAAGAGATTTTAATACTAGTTGGAAAAGAATCACCAAATCTTTTTAAATTTAATAAACCCTCCATTGAACCTTCTATTTTAAATTTACCTTCTTTAAACTCTTTTATTAAATTATTTGGAACATCTAATATTTTAATATCATCTAATTTAATATCTTTTGCTACTAAATTAATTACTTTATATTCCTCATTCAAATTATTAATATAATAATAATTATATAAAGTTAAAATAGCATTTTGTAAACTATATTCCATTATAATTATTTATAAAATTATTATTTTTATTCCTGATAAACTGATAATACACGAGGACTTGTCTCATTATTATTTTTATTCCTGATAAACTGATAAAACACGAGCACTTGCCTCTGTTATATTTCCTGACCATCTTGGTAACCAAAAATAAGGAAGAATTAATTCACATTCAGGATAATGTTCTTCAAATAATTTACGATAATAATATAATTCTTCATTATATGGCATTAAATAATAACCATATTTTTTTTGCATCTCCAAAAATTCAACACCTATTTTTTCTTTAACATGGTCTTGAATTATTTGATACCATCCTCTTTTTTTACTTGATACTCCGTCACTAAAAGCTTCTTTTTTTCTCCATAATATTTCATTAGGCAAATAATTATCTATATCAAATGCCTTTCTTAATAAATACTTTTCTATATTCATTTCACCGCCATTTAATTTATGAAATCTTAATTTTGAATCAATTGATAAATAATATTGAGTAAATTCTTTATCTAAAAAAGGAACTCTTGACTCCAACCCAAAATGAGAAATACATCGATCACTTCTCTTTCCATCAAAATAATGAATATCTTTTAATAATCGTTTACACTCTCTATCAAACTCTTTTTCATTTGGTGCATTATGAAAATACATATATCCTCCTGTTAGTTCATCTGCTCCTTCTCCTACATAAACTACCTTAAAATCTGTATTTTCTTTTATATATTTACTAACTAAATATTGTCCTGTAGAAGCACGACATGTAGTTGCATCATAAGTTTCTATTACTTTTACCACTTGAGGTAAAGCATCTAAAAAATCTTTTTCTGTTAAAATGATTTCATGATGAACACTTTTAATATGATCTGCTACTTTTTTTGCATATTTAAAATCTTCTCCTCCTTTCATTCCAACACAAAAAGTATGAATTGGAACTTTTGAATATTTAGCTAATACACAAGCAACCAGACTAGAATCTAATCCACCACTTAATAAACAACACATCGGTCTATCAGACATCATTCTTTTTACAACTGCTTTTTCAAAGTTTTCTCGGATATCATTTAAAATATTAACTGTTGTTAATTCTTTTATTGGGTACTGGCAATTAAAAAAGGAATTACTTCCTTTACCAAAATATGATTCACTAATTCGATGATATTGAAAAGTTCCAGGAGGAAATTGTTTAATATTATCTACCAATCCAACTAACCCTTTTAATTCAGATGAATAAGCAAAACTTTCTTCAGTTTCACCATAATAAAGAGGTCGTACACCAAAACGATCTCTAAAAGCAATTATATTCCAAAATGAATTACTCTTTTTTTGATGATAAATAGCAATACCTGCAAAAACACCATCTAATAATTCAAACATTTGATTTAAATCATATTTGTTTTCTAAATAATATTTTAGCATATGTAAAACAGATTCACAATCACTATGAGATTTTACTTTTATTTTCATATACTTTTCAATTTCTTTATGATTATAAATTTCACCATTTATCATTACTGAAATAAATATGTTTTCATCTTCGTATATAAAAGGTTGATTACCTAGATTACTGGTATCATTAATTTTTAATCTTTGAAAACCCATTAACATTTGATAATTACCTAATTTTTTTTCAACTAATTTTGTATCTTCAGGACCTCTGTTTTTAATATTATTAAATAATTTTAAAAATAGATCTTTTTGCTTTTCAGCATTTTTACTAACTAATAATTCAATTCCACACATGATAATTAGTTATAATATTCAAGATATTTATAAATCAATTATTTTTAAATTAATTATTCTATTATAATTTTTATAACATTAAATATTAAACTTTCTAGATGAATCATACTTCTTTTTCCTTGATTTATTCTTACATTATAATCCATAAATTCTTTTGTTATTAAAAACTTTTTAGCTATAGTTAAATCTTTTTTAATAAATCTTTTTAATAGTTCTCTTAAAATTCTCTCAATTGAAAAATTAGAAATATAAATTAGTTGTAAATTTTTACGAAGATTTACTAATTCACTGAACACATAATTTTTAGTTAAATTATCAATATGTATCATTAATTCTTTTATATAATCTTCAAGTTCTTTTCTTGGCTCTAACTTAATTCTTTTTATTAGAACTTTCCATAATAACTGCTTTATATCTAAACTATCATCTTGACAAACTTGTTTAATTATTTTTGAACTGATATTCTCTTTTTTTCCTATTTCAATTAAAATCTCTTCATTAATTTTTTTAGTATTATATGGAATTCTTACTAAACAACAACGAGAACGAATTGTTTCAGATACTTTTGATAACTGATCTGATACCAAAATAAAACGACATATTTTAATATATTTTTCCATAATCCTTCTTAATGCCGCTTGAGAATAATAATTTAAATTATCTATTTTATCAATAATTATTGTTCTTACCTCAATACCATCATGAGCCATTGTTGCTAGGGGAGACCTGCAAAAATTATTAATTATTTTTTGCAAAATATATTTATCATGTCCATTTGATTTTGGACGAAATATTAAATGGTAATTACTTTGTTCTAAAAATACTTTTGTTTTTGAATTTCCATAGCCATTAATTTCATGTTCAATCTCTTCAATATTATTAATTTTATCGCCATATATTTTATATAAAAACTTATCTAAATAATAATTTTTACCATATGAATTTATTCCATATACAATTATATTAGGTTGATAATTAAATTCTGGTAAATTATTGAAAGACTTGGAATTTATTAAATCTTTATATTTATCTATTAAAAACATTAGAACAATACCATTATAACCTATAAATAAAATAATTCATTTTTTATTACTTCTTTAAAGTAATAAAATAATTAGAACATCACATTCCACACATCTTGATAATGACTATCAGTTAGAGTATCAAAAAGCAACTTCCACGGAGTAAATTGTTGAAGAGAATCAATCCCCTGCTCAAGGAAAAGCTTAAGTAGATTTGTTGAGAATCCAGATACCATGAGAGCCCCTACTTCTGTCACTGACACAGGCATTCCTCCTGTATCTCCTCTTACATTCCAATAAATCATTAGAGGGAGTTGATAAGCCTCTCCAGTAACTTCCTCACCCATCTTAACATACATCTCTGATAGAGTCTCATGTGTTGTCTTCCAAGTTGTTACCACACTAGAAGCATATGATACCCTATTAGCATGATCAAACTGCATATCTGAAATTACCATTAGTGCCTTTGGTAGATCAGATCCAGACAACTTGTTTTCTCTCATTACCTCTAGAATTAGTTCATGAGTACCAATAAAGTTTGTTGTTCCGCCCCAAGGAGCCCTTCTTACATGATCAAGACACTTCTTAATAGACCAATCATCTTGAAGAATAACCCATGAAGGCTTTTCATGAAAAGTAAGAATTCTTCCCTTCCATGATCCTGTTTGAAGACGGGCAACCATCACACTCAGAGCAATTGCCACCATCATGGGAGTTCCTTCCATCGAACCAGACACATCAGCAACACAAAGCATTGACTCTAGACCAAAACCTGTCTTTTCTGAGTGCTTACGAATCATCTTCTCATGGTCTCTCCATTGAGCTTCCAGAAGAGCAAGTTCGGTGTCATCTGATGTTGACATAATTTGGGACGCTAGTTCATGAAGAAATACAGAGGTTCCCTTTGCACCCTTGGACTCTGGCGCCTTTAGTGATTCTAGAAACAACTGATAATTTGCCTTGGCAGTGATTCTATCTGAATCACTTGATCTCTCTAGATGGTTCTTTGTCTTATTGTCCCATGCCAATCGGTGACGATTGAGACACACCCCAGGAACAAGATTGAACTTAATTTCAGAAAACTTCTTAGCACACATTAGTTGTTCTGTAACTCCAATCTTAGTACGAAGAGATGATAGCAGAGACCGATAAGCCTTCATCTTTTGAGAAAAAGTACCAGTCTTAAAAATACGTTGTGCTAGACCCTTAGCCATCAATCCATACTTCTTACCTTCACTTGGAGCCCACTTACCTGCAAGTGAAATAGATCTTGTAGATGAAGAAGATGAAGAAGATGAAGAAGAAGAAGTCATTACAGTTGTCTGATCATCTTGAAGCTGATGAGAAAACAAATCAAGACAAGACTCGTAAAGGACACTTCCGTCATGTGCGTTGCTCCAAACAGAAATAATATCCTTCCAGTATCCATACTGTGGTGTCAGAGCCAAAAGTGGCTTTGTCAAAGCCTTAATCTCAGGAACAAGTGAAACAACACGATTAAAAAGATGAATGAAAGGATCACGAGCACCCTTTCCCTTTCCCTCCTTACGACAATCACGAATCTGAAACAAGAGTGACATCAAAAGACCCAATGCAATCTTTCTTTCAGATCCCTCTGTTGGAAGAGAGGTGAGAACTGCTTGAAGATTTGTCTCTTGAATGTGGGAAGAGTAAGGGGCAGTAGTTGTTCCTTGAATGCTACTGTTTGAAAGTGCCATCAAAGACCTTTGAAAAGATTCAGTTGTAGCTGAAGCATTTTCAAGAATCTTAGAATAGGAATATTCAACTGCACCCTTTTCTCCCACCCCCTTTGTGGGATCAAGTACTGTATCAAATGCTTCTACCAGACCACTTCCAGAGGAAGAAGCAATAGGATCAGAAGAAGTTGAAGAAATAGCAGACTTGGTATTAGTAATAAATTCAGCCATAGAAATAGACATAATATAATTTTAATGGTCAATTAAATTAAAAATTTCAATTTTTTTAAATAGGCTTGCTATTATCAATTAATTTTTTATACTTAGTATCATTTATTATATCAATTAAATCTACTTGTTTATTAATTTCTGATTGATGAGTCACTAATAGTTCATTAATAAAATCATAAGCATATTTAAGTTGGTGTTTATTTTTAGCTCCTGTTATAATTATATTTCCTTTTTCAAAAACAAAAATAGAAAGTTCTTTTTTATTAATTGATCCTTCAGGAACTATTTTAATAATAACACATGCTCTTGTACAAGGTTCATAACTAGTTTTAATTTTTTTAAGAGTTAATAATTCAAATAATCTTTCTCTTTTAAGAACCATATCAACAATATAATTAGCATTAATCATATCAATTTTAAATCCAGATATTTTTAACTTTGACTTGTCTTCAACAAAAATAATTTGTTCATCTGTTCCTTTAAAAACATAATTTTGTTTCAACATAAAAATAAATTTATTAAAAACAATATTAACTGCTTCTAAATCTTTACACCCAGATAATTGAATAGAACCATTATTAAAAATTTTCATATTAATTTTTGGTTCATTATCTAAATCTTCAGTAAAACCCGATGTTTTTCTCATAACAATGGTGACTGAATTTTGAAAAGACTTAATTTTTTTATTATCATCTGTATTTTTAATAACTTGAGTTAATAATGTTCGTAAATCATCTTGTGTTTTTTTAACAGTTAAAACACTATCAGTATCTAATGGAAAATAATTAACTAAATTATCTATATTTAGATTAGTTCCTATATTACATGAAGCACATACAGTTGAAACTTTAATTCCTTGATACAAATTATCAATTAAGAAATTTTTAATATTAATTAGATCTTTAAAATCATAATTTTCCCAAATATTTTGTTTATTTTTATCACTAAAAATCTTTATCTCTTTTTTTGGTTCTTTAATTGGCATATCTTTTTTAGCTTTCTTAATATACTTTCGTTTTGGTTTAGTTTCTGTCATTAATATAATTATAATGTAATGTAAAAATACTTAATTCAATTTTTTTAGATTACATTTTTTAGTCTTTTTTTACTAAAATATCAACCCAGCAACCTTTGGGATGTTTAATTTTCAATTAATTATCTAATGTATCATATAACTTATGTTTTTTAAAAATGAGGGTCTAATCCTTTATACAATTTTAAAAAATCACCAATATCTTTTCCCTTATTATAATTAATAATATTACCTTCAAATGATAATATAGTGTCCATATATAATAAGAAAGTATATAAAGAAAATCAAAAATAATTTTAAGGTATTAATTAATATGGCATTACCAATATGGAATAATTTAATATGTTCCCAAAAAAATACTGTAGAATCTAAAAATACTTTAATACATAATAAAATAATTTTACATCAAAAACGAGAACTTAAACCGTCTTATAACATTTCTCACAAACTGGAACATATTTATCGTTTCCCCCAATATCAATCTGATTCAAATCATCAGTTAACTTTTGAGAATAACAAGACTTTTGATTACAATAATGACATTTACCATGTAAAAAGATAATATCATTAGTAAAACTAATTAGTTTAGATATATCACCAAAAGATTGTTTTTTAGAATCTCCATTCAAAGCAGAAATATAAATTTGACCTTTAAAATTTATAGTTCTGATCCATTTATCTAAATTAGTAAAAAATTGACCTTCATCAATTAATATAATATCATATTGTTTTAGTTGTATATTATCAATCAATAAAAGTTTTTTAGTACTTAATGAAGGTATCATTAAATTATCATGTGATATAACATTAGATTTGTTATATCGTATATCATCTGAATATTTAATTACTAATATTTTTTTTTTGTTATTAGATTTATTATATTTATTTATAAGATATGTAGTTTTGCCTGAGAACATTGGTCCTAAAATTAAAGTTAAGTGCATATAACAATTATTATATTAGTAAAAAATATTAAAAATCAATTTTTTAAGTGGTTCTATTAAAAAGATTAAATTAATTAATAATAATGAAAGTAGTATCATGGGATGTGGGTATTATAAACTTAGCTTATTGTTTGTTAGAAATAGATTATGATTCAAGTGACAATAAATATAAAATTCATAAATGGGATTTAATTGATTTATCATACAAAAAAAAACATCAATGTTGTAAATGTTCAAAAAATGGAACTTTTGAGACCTTGGATATTCCTTCAAATATTATGAAAGAATATTGTGGAATTCATATAAAAAAGTTTAAAAATCAGGATGTGACTGAATTTGAACAATTTTATAAAATAAAAAAATTAGACTCAAAATGTGATAAATGTAATACAGGTGCATCTTGTTCTTATCAAACAAATAAATTTTGTAAAAATCATGCTAAACAATTTTATAAAAAATATACAAATGATTGTTTACCCCAAAAAATAAAAAAAGAAAAAACAACACATAATATTGATATTTTACGTTATAGATTAGTTGAAGAACTTGAAAAAAGACCTGAACTTTTTCAGGCTGACATGGTTTTAGTTGAAAATCAACCGGCTTTAAAAAATCCAACAATGAAAGCTATTTCATCAACTATTTATGATTTTTATTTAATAAGAGGAATCTTTGATAAAAAATATAATTCAAAAATTAATAAAGTCAAATTCATGTCACCTAGTAATAAAATAAAGTTATCTGATAAATGTGAAATTGTTTATCATGCAGATAAAAAAGTAAAATATAAAATCACTAAACAATTGGCAGTTGAATACACAACTAAAATTTTACAAAAAAATAAATTATGGTTAGATCATTTTAAATATTATAAAAAAAAAGATGATTTAGCAGATGCTCTCTTACAAGGAGCCTATTATTTAGAAAAATTAGATAAATTAAAAAAATAAAAAATTGATTAATTTAAATATTAGATCTATTTTTGATTTAATATGAATTTAACCCTTAATTACTATAATAAAAAATATCCTCTAGTTGGAGACATTGTTTTTATCACAATGGGTGAACCAGATAAAGGCATAGTTCCCTGTAAAATATTTGAATATCCTTTCTGTACTGCTATTATTCAAACAGCTCATTTAACAAAAAGAAAAAGAGTTAAAAGTATTAGAAGTTTCCTTAGTCAATCTAAACCAGTTCCTGCCGAAGTAATTGAATCTGATGATAAAATGGTATCTCTTTCTATCAAATTTATAACAAAAGATGATAGAAACAATTATAATAAAGATTATTCACAAAGAATAAAACTTTTAAATATGTTAACTTCAATAAAAATAGAGTCCGATAACGAATTTAATGATTTAGTACAAAAAATTATTTATCCACTAAATGAAATATTGCCTGCTGACAATAAATTTAATTATTTAGAAAATAACTACCAAACATTAGACTATGATAATTTATTTGGTAATGTATCAGAATTATTTAAACTAAAACTTTTTACATATTTTAAAACCAAACCTAAGAAAATTTCTAAAGAATTTTCCGTTATTTCATTAAAAGGTATATCTACAACTAAAGAAATGTTTAAATTATTAAAAGAAAAACAACCAGATTTTAAACCTAAACTTTTAAATACACCTAATTTTATTATTGAAATAACTGATATTGAAGAAAAAGCAACTAAAAAAATAGAAAACTTTTTAAAAGATTTAACTGAAATTAGCACTGAACTTGCAATAAATATTAAATATTAATTCATGAAGTTTGAATCATATCAATTAAAGAATATTTTGTTGTTTTTACTGGTTTATGTCTTTTTAATTTTAATTCTTCCTTTAATAATATATTAGTCTCTGGATTATTAGATGGTTTAATTCTCTGTTCAATAATTATTTCGGTTGAAATCAACGGAGGTAATAGTTTAATAAATGTATCATCACCTTTATCTAAATGCTCTTGATATTCATTTTCTAACATTTCACCACCAAATTCTTTTTTAACTTCCTTGGGAGGTGCTGGTCTAATAATTTTCAAATCAGGATTAATTTTATCTTTTAATTGATTTATGAGTGAATAACGATGCCACACATTGTCATCACTTAAATCGAAATTATAAGAAACTACACAACTAAATGAACAGAAACTTCCTCTCCCATAAAATTGAGCTCCTTTTTTTTTATCTGGTAAAAAATATTTAGTTTTACAATCACCACTGCACCACCAACACTTAATTTTACTATTTTTATGAGGTTTATTTTTAATAACTATAATTTTATTATTATTTTTAGTAACATAATAATTTAATTTTTCTCTTAAAAGTTTATTTTCTTCTCTTAATTTATTTATTTCGTTATTATTTACATTATCATTTGCATTTGCATTTTCAAATTTAATTGGTAAATGAACAATTAATGACGGATCATCATCCTTTTCAATTATTTTTTTATTAGTTTTTTTAGTTCTTGGCATTTTAAATTAAATATTAACTTATATTTTTCTTTAGATTAATTTAAAAAAATCTAAGATTAATTATATACATGGTAAATCATAATTCTATTTTAAGAAAATGGGGAAAACTTTCTTCATCCCAACAATCTAGAGTAATGAAATCTCTTTCTCGTAATCAATTATCTGGAATACCTGAAATTGACCAAGAATTACTTTCTAACTCATCCTCTTCTATTATAAATTTACTAGGCTCTCAAACTGGTGGTCGCAATCTCACTAAAGAAGAACTTGATATGCGTGATAAGGGCATGATGTCTCCCAGTAAAGTTGCTCAAATTTTAAATGAATCACCAGCTCACCAACCTTTTGTACCACAACCTCAAACATTGAGTTTACTAAAAGATATTCAAAATAAAATGAATGTTTTAAAACAATCTAAATTAAATTTTGAAAATCAACTTAATGAATGTAATGATAAATTTAATAAATTATCAAGTGCACATACCCAAACACGAACTCTATTACAAAATGCAGAAAATCAAAATAAAGAATTAAAAAATACACTTGATAAAATGAAAATGTCTACAACTAATTTTAATGGACAATTAAAAGATTGTACTAATAAATTAAATGAATTAACAAATAAACACACCGTCACACAAACTCAATTAAGAAATTCTGAAACTCAAAATAAAGAATTAAAGAACAATCTTGAAAAAGTTGGACAAACAGCATCTACATCTCATGTAGCAATAAATAATGCTTTAAAACAATTATTAGCACAATAAATGCAATAACTATGAAAATAAAATATTTTATTTTCATAATTAATTTAATCAAGTAGTAATTTGAATAACTGACTTGGGTTTTCTTCCTCTTCTTCTTTTTTCTGTTGTATTTAATTCAGAAGAGTCAATTGTAGTTTCTGTTACTACTCTATTATTATTATTAAGATTCATTCTTTGTAAAATATCATTTACATTTCCTGATAATTCTACTTTTGGAGGTTGAGACACTCCTGCATGATAAGGTTTAGGAGCAAATGAATGTACTGGTACAGGTGCAGAATTGTGTTTTTGTTGAGCTCTCATTTTTTGTAAATGAATTTCTTGAGGAGTCATAAATCTAGACTGTTCTGGTTGTTTATTAAACATTCCCGTAACCATACCAGGTTTATTTAATCCTACTGCTTTACCTAATGTTGATTTAGAATAATGAAAAGCAGCACCTGAAATTAAAATAAGTCCAACTAATTGAAGTTCAGGTGGTATATTTCTACCGGTACCTCTATATTTTTGATATAATTCTGCAAGTACATCATCAAAACTATCAGCTTCAATTGACATGTGTTCAGACCATCCTTGTAATTGAAAATCAAATGGATCATATTTATCATTAAAAAATTCAATCATAGCGACTCCATTAATTAATAAATTTTTATATACTTTTACTCCATTAATTTTATCAACATAACTTTTTAATAATTCATATTCATATTCCATTTCTTCTAATGACGAATTAAAATCATATTCTTTAGATAATTCAAATCCTTTTGCTTTAAGATCACTTAATTCTCTTAAAAAATTTATTTTTTTTAATTTAATTTCTTTTTCTGTTAACTCTTTTTTAGGCTCTGTATTTGTTACAACTGACTCTGTAAAAGGATTATTTGATGAAGGTTTTTTAAAATTAATTGATTTCTTAGGTTTTGCGGTTGTTTGTTCTGTAGAAGAACTTGACTCAGAATCTGAGTCAGAATCTGAGTCACTAGAACTATCTTTTTTAGTAGTTTCATCAACTTTTGATGTAGAATCTTCTTGAATTGGATTTAAATCACCTAAGGTTACTTGGGCATTTGGTTTTAATTTATCAGGATTTGCTAATAAATTTAAATATAAATCTGTTGTTTCTGTGGGTTTTAAATTTTCTATTTTTTTATCACCCTCAAATCTTATTTTAACTTCAGATGAACTATTGGAAGTATCGGAATCCATATGAAAAACTAAAGATTCTAAACTTTAAATAACGAACTTTTTAAACATTTTAATAAAATTCTAAATCTTTATAATTAATGCATTATTGTGAGTTAAAAGATGCTTGGGGTGAAAATACAATTTCCCAACATTACTATAGTGAAAATGCAAAAAAAGTATTAGAAAATTTTTCACCACTCAAACCTAATAATAAAACCTCTAAGGATATTATAAAATCAGACACTGACACTGAAACTGATTGTAATAAATTAATTGCTCATGTAATGTCTTGTTCCAAATGCAAAAGAAAATTAACTAAATTATTAATTCCTTCAATGATATCTAAATTGGGAGAAACTATAGATATTTATCGCGAACCAATTGTTCTAATTTTAATGACTCTTTTTATAATATTATTAATTAATATGTTAAATAATAATTAATCTTCAGACCAATCTATTATAGCAATGTTATTATTCCATTGTGTCTTAAACCCATTTTTATTTAATTTTTTATCAACATATTCAATAGAATCAGCTAAATTATAAATAGGAATACCTAATAATAACTCTGGAATTTCATAAATACACTGAAAAAAATTTAAATCACTTGCCATTTTAATTTTTTTTATAATTCTCTCATAAATTTTTTCATAAACTTTTTTCTTTAACTCTTCTTTTTTTTTTTGTTTCTTTACAAGTTCACTTGCTGTAACCATTATAAAATAAATGTTTTTATATTCTTAAAAAGAAAACTTTATTAAATTATAATGTATGATACTTTATGTATTGCTGGAGGTGGTATTAAAATATTACCTTTTATTGGAATTTTACAACATCTAATCAATACTAAATTTATTGATTTAAAATTAATAAATAAAATAATAGGAGTTTCTTCTGGATCAATATTAGCATTAATGTTAATTTTAGATTTTAATATGAATGAAATTATATTTTTTTTTAACAATTTTGATTTTAAACAAGTAATTCCTAATTCTAATTCAAGTGAGTTATTATTTAATTATGGGATGGAAGATTCTTCTAAATTAAATAATGTTTTAAAAACTTTATTTATTAAAAAAAAATTTAAATTAAATTATTCTTTTTTAGATTTGTATAATGATAAAAAAAAACAACTTGTTATCAGTGTAACTAATTTAACAAAAAAAAGAGTTGAATATTGGAATTATTTAACTAAACCAGACACTCCAATTATACAAAGTATTATTGTTTCATGTTGTTATCCTATAATTTTTAAACCAATTAAAATTAATAATTATTATTATGTCGATGGTGGATTATTAGATAATTTTCCAATTCAATTAGGAAATAAAAAAACAACTTTAGGCTTAGTTACTAAAACTTCTCATTATCAAAATTTTGAAAATTTTATTGACTATTGTGGTCAAATTATAAATTTAACTATCTCATCAAAAGATATCGCTAAAATAAATTTATATAAAAATATATATAATATTATTTCCGTTAAAAATAATACAGAAGTTTTTGACTTTAACTTATCCAAAAAAAAAATTAAAGAAAAAATATATTCAGGAAATAATATAGCTAAAAAATTTTTAAAAAAAATAATTAATAAAATTAAAAGATCTAGAAGATATTCTTTTTAGGTTTAGGTACAATATTTTGTAAATTTTTTGTTTGAGATTGATACTCTTTTATTCTTTCTTCAAAACTTTTATCACTTTCTACATAATCAACTTTTTGTTGTAAACTAAAAGCAACACTTACACTACTAATAGATTTTTCTTTTAAATTTTCACCCTCTTTATATAAAGTTCCTATATCAGCTAAAGATGCAAACTGACTTGAAGTTGGAGTATACTCCATAATTTCACCAGAATAGGGAATTATAGATTGATGATAATTAGCTGGATTCTCTTGAATTTTATCAAATCCTTGATTTACATTTTTAATATCATATTGGGGAACAGTTATATTTTTTCTCATATTATTTAATTGATCTAATTTTGTTGTTGTTTCCTCACTTGTTAATGCAGTTACAGTTACTGTATTAAATTTATGTTTATTATTTAATTCTTTCTCAATCTGAGAAAAAGTCTTCTTATAAACAATTTTTTCTTGTTTCTCAAATTGTTTTTTTAACTCTTTATGTTCATTTTTCCAATCACTCCATTCATTATATGCTTGTCGGTGTTCTGGATTTGATAAAATTTTATAAGCAATATTTATATGAGTAAAAAATTCTTCATCTGCATCCCTATTTTTATCGGGGTGATTAAGTAGAACATTTTTTTTATATTGTTTTTTAATTTCAGACAAAGTACAATCTTTAGATAAATTTAAAATCTTATATAAATCATATTTTAACTCATCAAAATCCACTGACATTAACAGCAATAAGATTTTATAATTTATTAAACTAAAATTGAAAAATTAAACCTAAATATTTATAAATTTGAGTATGCTTGAAGGACCCATTCTTGGTTTAGTATATTTATTATGTGCAATTTTATTAATTGCAATCATTTACGGAATTATATTTATAATTATTTATATTTATAGAACAAATAATTCAAATATAGGAGCTCTAAACAATTCAAATATAGAACCTCTAAATAATTCACACAGAGAATATGTTGTTTAGAAATATAATATTCTTTTTTTTGTTAATGGATAAAAAAAATATTTTAATAATATCTTTTATTTATGCTATGTATTTTAATACTATTGGATTTAATGATGGTAAATGGGAAAAGAATTTTAATGTTTTTGTAAATAGTATAAATCAAGCAATTGAATATAATTATCGTTATTTAGTTGAATTTTTAAAACAAGGAGATGTTTTTATGAATTTAAAAAATAAAAAAACATCTATTGATATTGTTTTACTTTTATTATCTATATCATCTACATTTACAGACACTAAATTTAAACAAATTCTTTTAGATAATATTGATAAAATTAATGATGTTAAAAGAGATTCTAATAAAACATTAGAATTAGCTTTAAAATATTTAAAAGATAATAATAAATCATTACCCTTTGATAAAAGATTTAGTAATAATAAATCATTAATATTACCACTTCCTTTTGGTGTTATAATGGAAAATAATAAAGATATAATTAAAAATACAATTGGTATTTTAAAATTAACTAATAATTTTACTTTTGATATTTTAGCAGGTATTTCATCAGCATTAATTACAAATTTTTCATTAAAAGGAATACCACCTAATAAATGGTTAAATCATTTATTAAAATTAGAAAATAAAATAGATGATATTCTTAAAAAAAATTATAGTTATTATACAGAATATTTAAAAAATAAAAATATTTTTTGGAATAAAATTAAAGATTATCAAGATTACAGATTAAAATATATTAAAACTAATAAATTTTTTAATCCTAAATATCAAATAGAAACTTTTATTCAATTATTTACTCGTAAGAAATTTAATCAAAATAATTATGGAGAAATTGGATTTGAACCAATTGATGGGTTGTTATGGGCTTACGAAAGCATTATTTTAAGTTATAATGAAGAAGAAGACACTTTTAATTTAAGAGATTTAATTATTAATTCTAGCTTACATGTTGGAGACAATGACACCACTGGTACTTTGGCAGGATTTTGGTATGGTTGTTATAATTCTAATTTAAAAAAGATATCTGATAATAAAATTAGATTTCAAGACCTAGAATTTTATCAAGAAATTAATAAAATGTTGATTAACATCAAGGAATAATTTAAGTTTTTATTATATCCATTAATTTAGCAAATACTGCTTCTGCACTTCTTTCTCCTCCATATTCTTCTAAATTATTATCATATTCAAATAAAATAGTTGGAAATCCTGGAACTTGATAATTATCACATATTTTTTCATTTTTTGGATCATCACATTTTACATCAATAGTTTCAACATTGGAAAGGTCTTTTGTCATTTCTTGAAATTTAGCCCATTCTGTGGCAAACATAACTGAATATTTACACCATGATGTGTTAAAATTCATTACTTTTACTTTACCTTTAGTACTTGTTGATTTTTTTTCTGTTTCTTCTTCTGTTAAAAGTTCTTTTATTTTAGAAGATTCTAAATTATTTTTAGTTGTAAACCAATAGATCACTAGAACTAATATTAATCCTATTATTCCGTAAATTAAATATTTATTCATATATTTATCTTTAGACTTTAATTTTTCTCCAACTAATTAATATGAATTATTATAAACTTATTCCTTTGTTCGGCAATAAAATAGCAACTAAATTTTATTTAAATAGAAAATATCAAGGCTTAAGCTTGTCATCACAAGAGTGGGAAAATTTTGGTTCTTTAGTAAAAGATTATCATAAAAAAACAAATTTAAGTAAATATACTTATTTGTTAAAAAATTTAGATAGTTTTGAAAAAAAAATAATTAAAGAAAATTTTAAAATTTTAAAAGATAATAAAAATATAACTTTTCAAGATAACTTGTGGAAACAAGCCACAGATATACAACCTTTTCAAACATTTAATAAAAATAAAAAAATATATCAAGGATATAATAAAAATCATTTTCATACTAAATTAAATTTAAATAATTTTATGACACAAACCGGAGGTAATAATAAATTTGACTCAATTACATATGGAATTCTTGAACAAAAAAAAATTTTTGATCAATTAACTGAAAATTTAAATGATACATTCAAAGATGAAATTAAAAAGAATTTTTCTGAATATTTTGTCACCCTTGGGTTTTTACAGCAATTAATAATTAATATGGATGAATTAGTAGAAATATCTAAAAATAATATTACTGAAAAACCCAAAGCAATATTGATGCAACAATCAGGAACAATAATGATGAGACCTAATGTAAAAAATTTAATAACTTTACAAGAAAAAGAAAAATTGTTAAAAAATAAAGTTAATCAAGAAAAAAATAAATTACAAAAAATCTTTAGAAATATTGGTATTTTTGATTTAGAAAAATATGGAATAATTTTTTAAAAAAAATCTAACTTATAATATATATGCCTAACCCACTAACAAATGAAAATTATAAAACTGAACTAAGCACAAGTAACCCAGATTTAGTCGAAGTTGTAGAGGGAATACTATCAATAGATCCTACTAATAAGCTTGTTATTGGTAAAACAGTAGATAAGCTTGGAAAACCTGAGGATTTAGCTTTAAACTGGTTAAACCAAACAGCAGACGACAGATATGATTTAGACGAGAAAACAAATCCTACAATTCCAAATATTCCTGGTAATAAAACCATAGCAAAAACATTAACTTTAATGGCTAGAAACTTGGAAGATTGTGTAGATGGAAAATTAAGTGGATCTATGTGTACCAAGGCAATTAAAGATCTACAAAGCACATCACTTGAAAATTTAGCTGTTCCTGTGAAAGTTGCTGTTCATGTTCTTAAAAAATTAGGTTTTAAAGTTTATACAGTTGACCAACATTATTTACATGGACAACAAGGAAACCGTTTTGAAATAGTTGATGAGTGGGCTAAACGTGTTTCTACTGATGTCACTGACTTTAATGATAAGAAGAAATATGATAAATTGAGAGTTCTATTAGAAACTTATGTGCATGTTGCAAATCTTCATCCTGATAAATGGGAAGATAGTTATGAATCAGTGACAGCTGCAAAACCATTTAACCCTAAAGTTTTAAGTAGTATTACTCGCCCAATTGTTCCTAGAACATCTGGTAGTAAAGTTGGAGTCACATTTGAGAGAATGGCATCTGACATTGAATCAAGAAAAGAGACGCTTGCTTATTTATTGCCTTTAGTCTGGGCACAAGGTGAAGTTATGTCAGGTGGTGGTTTTGTTTCTGATGATTCTTATACAGGAGAAATTGATCGTATGGCTGCATCTGGCAATGTTTTTCAGACTGCTGAAACATTAGGTAAATACTTAGATTATTATTTAACTGCTCTTAAAAGTAATGGAGTTACAATAGATGATAAAGAAGTAAATGACCTTAAGAAATTGTGTGATGATTTAGCACGTCGTGAAAAATCTTTAGTTCAAGTAGTTTCTCTTCTTGAAAAAGTTTTAGCTCTTAATAAATTTTATGGGAAAAATTTTAAAAATAAGAAAAAAGTTACTGATCAAGCTGATTTGCATAAAATTATTATGACTAATAAAAAAATTTTTGAAAAAGTTAATAATACTCGTAGTAAATTAATGAGTGGAATTCGTATTTTAATAAAATATTTATAAATGATTAGGAAGAGTAAATCTATAAAATTAATATTTTAATAAAATTTTTATAAATAAAAAAAAATCTCTAGTATTATATATAATTATGTCATCATCAACATCAACATCAGTAAAATTACCTATATTTAATAATATTTTTTCAAAAATGAAAGGTCTATTTAACTATAAAACTGCTGAGTATAAGGAAGATAAACGAGACAAATATGATAATCCTAATGATATCACCAAACCTATTGTATCCAACCTTGAAAAAATGAAAAATGTTTTAGGAAAACTTAAAAAAGATATTCAAAATAAAGAAAGGAGACTTGGTATAGCACTTGGTGCTCCAATTGTTGTTATGTCAGGTGGTGCAGAAACACTTGAATTTGTTGGGGGCCAATATGGTGGCGGAGCATCTGCTGATGCATACTCTGCTCCCGATGATGCATCTCAAGTTGTTTTTTCAACTGCTCGTATTTTAGCTAATATTTTAAAATCACATGAAGACGAACTTATAAAGGCTGTAGAAAATGATGCATTAGAAAAAATTAGAGACAGTTTAATAACACTTCATGAGAATGAACAACAATTATTTGGTGCTGTTTATGCTTTAGGCGAATCAGGTGAACTTGTCGATAAAGCACCTTCAATTACATTTGAAAACATGACGGATAATGGAAAGAGAAAAAAATATATGAAGGCTTTAGCTGATGCTCGCACAGCACATGCAGCTGCAACTAACACACGTGTAAAAATTTTTAATGTCATAACAAGTAGCATAAAATAAATCTAAATATAATTATTAATAATTATTAATAATTAAATTTAAAATACTATTAATTATGAACTAAAAACTAATTTACCAGTTCCATCTATAATTCTAAAAATATTATAACCGAAAGCATAAGCCTTTAATCTTGCAGGAATTCTATAATTAATTAATCCATCAAGAGTTAATTGTAAATAAGAATCTTCTAACTTGCTAAAATTTAAAGAACCATAAGGTTGTCCTCCCATTTCTAAGGGATGTAAAGAAAAACTATAATGATATAAAAATCTGTTACCTCTGCCTTTAAAATAATAAAATTTTTGTATTGGAGAAAAAAATTGTTCAATTTCTAAATTAGATAAAGGATTGCCATTTAATAACATTTTCACATTTTTAATAATAGTTTTTGGTTCATCAGTTATTGGGAAAGTAGAATAATTAAAATAATCTTTTCTTTGAATATTATCTTCAAGAATTACTCTCCAGAATAAAGAAAAAACAGGATGAACAATGGGTAAATTTAGTTTAACATTGCCACTAAAAACAGATTCTTCTGGTATATTTTGTAAAATAGGAACTAAATATTCATGATTTTTAGTCAAGTATAAATATCTTTCTTCATTATCCAAAAAAATATAATTTATTAAACAATAAGCATTTGTCATTCCAGGAGGATTTAAATTAAAATAATCAGTTACTGAACTTGGAATATCACTATTTGAAACTATATTATGTTGATAACCTTGAGATCCAATTAAAATAAAGTTACTATTAATTTCAGATGGAACTTGAAATTCACCATATAATGGATTGTAATATAACCTTTTATTTACTATATCAAATTCTATAAATTCACCTGCCGACTCAATACCATTAACATTTTGAATAATTTTTTCTCCAACTTCTAATCCTGAAAAATTCTCATTTACTGATATATATTTTTGGGGACTTTGAATTAAAACCTCATTTAAAGTTCTCAACTCAACATGCAATTTTATTTCATCATGAGTTAAAGATACAATTGGTAATGCATTTCCTGTGTTCTGACAAAACCACAAACTCAAAGGAATGTCTAAATTTAACGAAGGTTTAGATCTCTCTTTTTTTGTAAATTCATCAGAATTACCTATCATTTTATTTATTCCTCTCATTTGATTAATTGGTGTAGATAACTCTTTCCAAATATACATCCACTCTCCATATTCTTGTGCAATAATTATACCTCCTATTTCTAACTCAATTTTATTTACTAATACATAACCTAAATTATTAGTATATTGTAAATAATATAATGGTTTAGTAGATATATTTTCTGGTAAAACTGGTAATTCTAAATGTAAATATATTTTTGAAATTAAATCACCATTTTTACCTATAATTAATGTTGATTGTTTACCAAAATCTAAAGGATTAATAAAGTATTGTGGAACAGTTTCAATAGAAAAGTTAGTATGTCTCTTATAAACCACCTTAAAAAAAGTAATTTCTGGTTTTCTGGTTAAATAATATTTTTCTTTACTTCCTGAAACTAAAATAATTAATCCAGCAGTCATATCAATTAATTTATAAGAGATTATATTCTTTAAACTTGAAAAAAATTGAAATTTTAAATTTTATACACAATTATTTAATTATTATGCCTCACTATTATTGGATTAACAAGACTAATAACATTTATAAGATTGCCTCAGTTGCATGTCATATTCAAGGAAATTATCCTCATCGCCAGTTTCAACTTCTTAGAGATATTCACTTCTCTGGTTTCGTAGAAATGGGTCAAGATATTCATTTTGAACTATATCAAGTTGATGATGCAATTGGATCAGAGCATATTTCAAGATTTAAGGTGTTGGATATGCTGAATGGAAAGGAAGATTTTAATTTTAATTTGTCTAAGTTTGGAGAGATTAAGTTTACTCTTCCCACTAATTTTAATGACTACAACAATTCTGAAATTGATATTACTGAACGTGTTATCGTAAATCATACATCACACACTCTAAAGTCAAATAAGTGGGAACTTGAGATTATTAAGACACCTGAAACTATTCAAACTGAATCAAAGTTGATGTATTGTTTTCCCGTATATTACGAATAAATTCATTTAAAATAACACACCAACTTGATTTCCCATAAATTTAAGAAGTTTGTAATTTCTATAATATATTTTAAGGGTACAATATCCATATTGTGTCAATAATTCTTGATAAAAATCTTGATCTAAATCTAATCTAAACATCGCTTTAACATTATCATAATTTATATGTCCTGATGGTTGACCTGATAAAGGATATAAACAATGACTAAAACCATATTTATTTAAATCACCACTATTTTTATATTTAGTTTGATTTATAAGAGACCAAAATATAGAATCTTTTTTAGTAAATAATTGTCTATCATTAATTAATAAATCTGCTTGACCCATTGGATATAATGTTTTTTTAGAGCTAGAATGATAATTGTAAGTAAAATATAATCTTAATGTTGCTTCTACATATTTAGTGTTTGGTAATCCTACATCATATGCAAGATTTTTTATATAATATTTAATTATATAACAAACAAAATTTTCTGTATATTTAATAAATTCTGTAATTATACTACCAAAATCTTCTATTAAAGTATTTTTACTACTTATCATATCTTGATATAAACTAGAATTGCTATTTTTATTGGTTAAATAATCTTTGTAAAAATCATCTATTTTAGAATAATTATCTATTTCTAAATTAATATTATTCCATTTATTACTTGGCATTTTAAAAATAAAGAAAAAATCAGAAACAGCACCTTTAAACTTGAGATAAAAATTATAATTTAATTTTGCTATATTCTCCATTTGGCTTAAATTGACTACATTAATTAATTGTTCTTGTGATCTATTTAATATTAATTCTTTTTCTTTATCATCTAACCAAATAGTTTCATAACATAAAGAAGCCTTAATTAATTCATTCCCATTCACTATTAATCCAGTATTATTAATTAATTTTGATAATTTTCCTAATTGGATTTTAAAATTAATTTTTGAATCTTGACATAAAAATATAGGAAAAGAATCCGAATAAGTTTTAGTAAACCAAAATGGTAATGGTATATATAAATTTAATCCATTATTTATTTTTTCTAATCCACGATGATGACTCTCTTTAACAAAATAATATTTATATTGATTTAACCAATCTCTACCAAATTCTTCTATTATTTGATTTTCTATTGATAATGAAGCATTTTCAATTATATTTTCTCCTAAATTTTCTTGCCAATCAATTATTTCTTCAGATAAAGTAATATTAGTCTGTGTGTGATAATAATCCTCTTTTAAATTCAACAGTTTATTCTTCCATTCTTCTATTTCAGTATTATAAATAATATTTTCAGTTTCTCGTAAAATAATTTTACTAATAAGAATAGAAGAAGAATTATTATTTAATTCTGGTAATTCAGTTGGTAAAGTAAAATCAACCTCAATTGAATCTAAATTACTATTAAAATTAAAATTAAAATAAGTAGGTAAATAATCTGATGATAAATTAATAGAACTATAATATTGACATGAAGGAATTAAAATATTATATGATTGATTCAAATTAAATAATTCATTGGTTGCAATCCATCCATTACTTGTATCAACAAATTTACCAAAATATTTACCTTCTGAATCATAAATTACTTGATCTAATAAATTGGCACTAAAATCAGATTCATCAAGTTTTATCAGATAGTTTCCTAATTCTTTATTATTTTTATCAAAATAATGGAAATAATTGTAATTATATCCTGATATATCTATATTTTTATTAGTTGTAATTCCTATTTTATTATTACTTTGATCTAAATCATAGGTTAAAACAGCAAATTCAGGAGTTGTACCTACTGAAAAATTCTGAGATAATATTTTTAAATTTAATTCATTATTTAAATAAACTATAATTTTATTTGAATTTTGTAAATCAATTGAGTAATCAGTTAATTTATTATTACTTGTATCATATAAAGTAAAATCATCTATTGTTGTTTGATAAAATTCGTAAGGTGATAAATTAATAGGTTTATCTAAGGTAATTTTATATTGATATTTAAAATTATTTGAAAAGTCAGATATTAAAGTAAATTTAACCAAGGTGATTGAAGGAGCATAATTATCATGTGTTATATTTTTAATTTCATTACCACTTAGTTCTAATTCAATATAATTTTCATTATATTTCCAATAAATATCATCATTTTGAGTAAATTTAATAACTTTATCTGGTAAATAAAATTTATTATTTCTAATAGTAACAGGTAATTCTAATTCAAATCTCATATTACTTAAATTTTCCATAATTTCATTATTTATAATAAAAGTATTATGATTTATTATTTCATAATTTAATAAATTATTATCATTATAAATTTTATATCTAAAAAAAGCATTACTGTCTGATAAATCACTCTCAAGTGATAAATTAGTAGTAATTTGAACTTTTTCTCCCATATTTTCTTGTTGTAAAATAGTATAATTAATAAATCCATTTATAATTCCATCCTGTTTAGGTAAAAAATTATTAATTTTAAAACTTAATTGTTTACTATTATAAAATTCTGTTATTTCTGGATCTAAGAAAATAGCTTGGTCTTTCAAAAAATCAACTGTATTTATACTAACATCTTCTGGTAAATTTAATAAATCAACATTATATTTAAATTCTTGGTTTGTTATAATATTTTTATCTATAAACACTGGACTATTATCCTTAATTATTTCAAAAGTACTAAATAAATTCAAATCTTGTTCAGATATATCTAATTTATTTCCAATTATTTCATATAAATTAGAATTAGATGAAAAATAAGGTAGTAAATCTATTTTATAATTTTTTAAAATGTTCCATAAATTATAAAAATCAATTAATTGTGTTAAATAAATAATATCACTATCTTGAATTAAGTTTTTACTAAAATCATTATTAATTATTTCTATTGTTTCAAATAAAATATTAAGTTCTGATTTATTAGCATCAGGTGATATTTTTGTTTCTATCTTATTACTAGAATTAATCTTAAAATTTGTTGGTACCTTTACAGTCAAGTATGGGTTACCTGATAAATCTAAGAATGTATTAGTACTTGAATCCCATAATAAATCATAGTCTTTTAACCAATTAATTAAATAATTATCTGGATTCTTTCTGAACTCGTAATTTAAAATCCATTGTGGAATTCTATCATAAATATTATTAATTATTAAATTGATTTTCTCATGTTTTACTTTTTCAGATGTATTTATACTACTTAAATCTAATAATACTAAATTTTGATAATCATTAATGTCTAAAAATACTTCATTAATATGGTTATTACCACTTATATCAATAATAGTTAAATCATATACAGAACCTTGATGATAAGATTTATTTAATTTATTCAATTTAATCCAGTCCATATTTAGTAAAATTTGTTGAATTAAATAATTTTTTTGGTTAAACTTTGCAAATTCATAATTATGATAAAGTAAATTTTGATGTAAATTAATATTTTCATTTTTATATGTAGTAATTCTATCAATTTCATAAAATAAATCAATATCTTGTTTTGAATTTAATAAATCATTAACAAGGTCTGTTTTAGAAATAAATTCAACAATAATATCATTGTTATTTAATTGTAAATTATTAATTTCCAAAGAAGTATTATTAATAAATAAATTATAGTCATTATTGATAGTTATATTTCCACTAGGATCAATTAAATTAATTTTTCCTTTATAAAATTCTGATAAATATTCTAAAGTTAATTCATACGGAATTAATAAATAATCATTTTCTATTTTATTTTCTAAATTATTATTTTGAGTAATTAATATTTTATTTATTTCTTCATCAGTAAAATTAATAATTTCATTATTTACTTTCTTAAACTTAGGATATAATTTCTCTATTTTAAAAATATTTTTTAAATAATATTGATATTTTGCTTGAGAAAATGGTTCAGTATTAACTAAAACTCCGTATTTTGTTAAATACTCTTTTTTATAAGTTAACATATTATTATTTAAATTTGGTTGAAAAAATAGTTCAACATTTTCCAGGTCAGGTAATAAATCACTGAAATCATTTTTAATAGAAACATCTAAATAATAATTACCCGAATTAATTTTTAAAACATTATCAACCTCAAATTCTAATTTCTTATATCCATCTAAATCTAATTTATTAATATCCTGATAATTAATAACATTTTGATATGTTACACTCTCTAAACTAATATAATTAAATTCTCCATTATTAGTTACTATATCATCTGAATAAATGGGCTCAGTTGTATAATAAACATAATTAGTTGAATATGGATTTCCTGAAAAATTTATTAATTTTGGATAAATATCTGGATCCGGAGAAGTATCTGTTCCAGTAGACCATACAGAACCAGACCAAATATTAATATCAGAAGGTACAGAAACACCAATTCCAGTATAATCAGCATAATCTAATTGATTAGTTGTATCTAGCTGAGATGTTATTGGTGTCAAATTAGAAGCAATAGTTTCATTAAATCCTTGATAAGATCTTGATAAATTAAAATAAATTGTTGAATTAGATGTTGTTGTTGTTGAATCAATTCCACCATAAACATTGCCATTGCAATAACTATTTATTATTATAACTTTTGATGAACTAAAACCACTCTCAATTAGTCCAACACGATCACCACAAATTCCACCACAATCAGCATCAATATCACCAATTACATAACAATTATCAATAATTAATTCTCCATCATTACCTCCTGCATATCTGCCTGCTATTCCTCCACTTTTATTAGCAACCCATCCAAGAGCAGTCCAACGTTTAATATTTCCTAAAACATAACAATTAGTAATTCTTAAATATCCACTACATGCATTATATACAGCAACAACACCTCCACCGTAGACATCACCTTTACAGATACATTTTTCAATTAAACCAATACCATTGTGAGCACAATATTCTCCACCAATTCCTCCTGCACCATCAAAATATGTATTATTTACAACAAATTCAGAATAACATCCCGAAATTTTAAATTCTCCGTTAAAACCTGCATTAGAACCAACAATTCCTCCACTTTTTAGACTTAATGTTCCTATAAATTTACAATTTTCTACAATAAAAAATTTAGCATCAATGTTATTTTCTCGTCCTCTAATAAAACCTCCTCCATTTTCTATTACACTTGATTTAACAGTTAAATTTTTAATTATTGGGGCAGTAGTAAAACTAGTACCTAAAACTCTAAATAATCCAAAATGTTTACCAGTACCTGCAACTGAAATTGTATAGCCTTGACCGTCAAAAACTTCATTGTTTCTTAAAGTTATAAAAATATTAGAATCTGCGGGCCATGTAATATTTTTTGATAAATAATAAGTATTTCCAATTTTTTGAAGATTAAAAGTGTCAGGATGTAATTCAGTTTTAATAATTCTATTAAGATAAAAATTAGAATTTCTTTGATATGGTGATTGATTGTTTAAAAAAGAAATTCCAATTTCATTTTTATAATTAACTCCTGTTTTTGCATAATGAATTAATCTTTCATTATTTTTAGTTACTTCTTCAAATAAAACAATATCATTATTTTGAATAATTTTTGTATTTTTGAAGAATGAAATTGTTAATATTTTGTTAGTTTCATCAAGTTGATAGTTATTATCTAAATATAAATTATTCAAGTTAATATATAAATTATTTTCACTTGTCAAATTATTTTTAATAAAATTAATTAAATTATCAGTAACATTTATAGATATTTTCATTTCATCAATGGTATTAACAATGGTGTCTTCTAGATAATGATTTAAAATTTGAGATTTAAAATTATTTGTTTTTAATATTCCAACACTGATATTAGTATCATTTAATAATAAATAATTAATAAATGGATTAACTTTTTTGTTATTAATAAATTGTTTTTTTTCTATTCTATTATTAATTTTCATAATAGTATTTTTAGAATAATCACAAATTACTTTATCAAGAGTTAAAATATTTCCACTCAATTCAATTACTCTAGTTATAGTATCATCAATTATTACTTGTTGTAATGGAATCACCATATTCTCTGAAAAATCAATAGTTTCGTAATTTAATAAATTAAGTCCTGATGTTATTTCTATTTTATTTCCTGTTATTTGGTTAGATAACCCTCCCACTACATCAGATCCAAAAATATTACCATTAAAAATAATATTATTATCACTAGTAGAATCTACCTTAGGGCCCTCCAAATAAACAATATTATTAGAACTATAATCTCCCTTAAATAAATTAGTAGTTGTATTGTCCCAATTCAGTAAATATTTATAAGAGTTTTTAACATCTATCTCTGAATTATTATAAGGTGATTTAAATTTCCATGGATATTGTTGAATTAATTTTACTCCACTAATTCCAGAAATTGAATAACCGTTAATTCCATTTAAATGAACTAAATTACCTAATTTACCATCTATAATTGCAATAGGTGTTTCTTGATAAGTTTCTGATAAATCATAAGATTGAGATATTGGAATGGCAGATGTATCAAGTATTATACTTCCAATATTAACTTGATAAGAATCAATAGTATTAATTTCAAACCATTCATTATTTGAGGTAGATTTAAATTCTGTAAACTTATAACTTGGTTGAATTACCCATGCATAATTTTCTGAATTATCTATATTTAATTCTAATTGATTATAATTAAAATATAAATCACCTTTTTTTAACTGTCGGTAAATCCACTCTTTATCTTCAAAGGTATTTATTTTAGTTTTTAAAGTAGGTAATAATCTAAGAGGAGTATATAAAATTTGATTATTAAAAATACTATTGAAATTATCAATAATTTGTGGTTTTGAAATTTTAATAGCAAAATCCGCCACAATTCCTTGTGTTATATTTTGGTCAGGTTGTAATGTCAAAGAATTACTTTGTGATGTTACTAACATAATTCTCATTCTAGTTATTCCAATTCTTGCATTACTAGGAATTGATATATTAAAAGTTTGGGAGTCATATCCAATAGTATCTGAGTCAATATTAGCTGTAGAAAATTCAAAAATGGTATTTAAACTAGAATCATTAAATAAACCATTATTTTCCCAATCAATCCAACCTTTCCAGTTAAAAAAATTAGATCCTATATAACTATAAAAATAATGAGAATCAGTAATATTAATACTAAAATCCATGCCTTGGTAAACTTGAATAATGGTGTCAGTAAAATCGTGTAAAATTCTGTTTTTGGGAATATCATTGATTTTAAAGCCATTAATATCAATATTATTAAAATGAGTAAATCTAGGATCATTGGGTCCTTGTTGAGATTCATATTCATTTATATTTCGCAAATAAAACTCAGAGTTATTGGATATATTAACATCAATTGTATTAAAATATAAATTTGAATCAAATATTTTTTCAGTGTTAAAGTAATTTTTAATACAAAATAAATTAGTGAATATTTTAACAGGATTAAATTGATATTTTTTAATATTTTTTTGATTAATCTGATATATATTTATTCCATCATACAAAATATCTCCAATTTCTAAATCTTCTTCTAATTCTAGAGTAATTCCATCTTGTTTAACAATATGTAAAGGTATTAATTTTTGATAAATAAATAAATGATTATTCCAAGTTAAATTACCATAATTATAATCAATGTATGTATTAGAATCATATTCTAAATAGTTTTCAACTGAAGGAATCACTGATGCTAAATATCTAAAAATTTTTAATTTTAAATTATATTGATAACCAAGTGTTAAAGTATGAATAGAATCAGCTAAAACATAATTTAAACCTGAACTAGATATAACTTGTACCCAATTATTATTAATGAATAAATAATCAAGAGGTTTAATAAAAAGTTCTGTGTTAATAGATATATTAGTTTGATTTGAAACATTAATATCAACTTGATGAATTTCATAATTAAAATCTTTTATTTGTATAATTGGCACAACTAAGTCAGATTGATTAGATAAATTAATATTAGGAATAAGTATATTATCTTTTATAACTGGATTTTCTATTATATATTGTCCTACTAAATAAATATTATTTTTAGAATCAACACCTTGTTTTTTATAATAAATTGAAGATCCATCAAAACTTGGTATTATTTTACCATATGGATAAAATTTATTATTAGCATCTTTCAAGAGTATTACATCAGATAAATTAGTAATTATTTCACTTAAATCATAATTTATAATTTCAATATATTTATTATTAATTTCTTTATATTCTATATTTAGCTCTTCAAAATCTTTATTACATAAAATATAACTTTTTGAATAATCAATATCCGATAAAATTATTAAACCCTCTGATATTATACCATAATTATAAAAATTTCCTTTAAAATAATCATCCGTTATTTTTTCTATTTCCAATCCATTGTGAGGTAAAGACACTGATAAAGAATCGGTACTTGAAATTTCATATTTATTATTGCCTAAATTACTAATAATATCTATATTTTTACCATCAACTTGTAAATAAGTATACTTTGATAAATCAATAGTGGAATCAATTTCTAATATATATTTATTTTCTTCATTATCAGTTAAAATTTTTTCAATTTGATATTCTGTTTTTTCTTGTGACACATTAAAAGTATCTTTATTAGCAGTTTTAGGAAAATTAATTAATAAATCACGATTAATTTGAATATTATTAAGTTGTTCACTCAAGAATGATCCTATATTATTCAAGTAATTCAAGTTAGATTCATTATAAACTTTATTCATTTGATAACTATTAATTAAAGTATCTAGATCCGATGTAATAACTGTAGCACTTAAATCATCAAAATAATTATTATCTTCGTATACTCCCTTATCTTCAAAATATATTTTACTTTTCCAATAATAATAATTATCAAAAGATTTACCTTTCCAAAATGGTAATTGGTTATAAGTAATATTATTTGAATTTTTATTAATAAAAGTATCAATAATTTTTTTATAAGTAAAACCAACACTAGAAAATTCTTTGATTGTGTTTATAAAAGAATTGATACCTTCCTGTTGAATTTTATCAATAATATTAATTATATTTTGATAAGTTTTATTATTTTCAAGATATTGATTAGTTAAATATGTATTTATTGTGTTAAGATGTTCTTCTTCAAAAACACTTATATTGTTAAAACAAGTAAGATTCAAATTAATATCATAAAAATCAATTCCCTCACTATAAACTCTTACTTTACTTCCAACAACTTCATAGTAATTCATTAAATTTTTAATTCTATTATTAGAAGAAATCTGATAATTATTTATAAAATTGGAAACTTTAATGTCTATCATATCTAATATTTGACTATTAATTTTATAAGGAAGATGATAAATTATAATTTGATTATTTGACAAAATACCAAAAGGAATTTGATGTAAATAACTATGTTGTCTTAAATCATCTGAATAATTATTATAATTAGCACCAGAAAAATCTGTAAATGAGAATTCATTATATCCTTTTTCTAAATTATAACAATCTAAATAATCAGTTTGTGATGTTTTACTAAATAAATTTGGTAAATCATAATTATCTATCACTGAATATTCTAATTTATAATCAGAATATTTTGAAGATATTTCATTAGGTAAATTAAAATTACTGAGTGTTAAAGTACTAGATAAATCAACCCAAACACTGGGAATGGGTAATAAATCAATAATAATATCATTATTATCTCTTACTATTAAAGTAATATTATATCTATTAATTTCATTTGATTTAATCGTAGCAGTGTTATTATTATTTATTAACTGAGATATATTATTAAAACTTATATCTGAAATAATGGGCAAATTAGTTTGAATTTTTACATATAAATCACCCTGATAGTTACCATTACTTATATTACTATCAGTGGTGAAACTAATTAAAGTAGATGTTATAGTAATTAAACTGATTTCAACTAATGTTGTTCCAATCGTAAAAAAATAAGTATTATTTGGATGATGATAAAAATTTTTAGAATTATGGGTCCATGACACTTGATTATTTAACACAGTAACATTTATATTTTTATAAGTTTTAGATGTTTTCAACTCATAATTATTATTCGCACTTATATCATTTTCATGTAAAATATTAACCAAGTAATTAAACTTGTTAGTTTGATTTTTTATTAAATCCTTTAAAATATCAGTATCTAAAACATATTCATTATCTCCTATTGATATAAAAGGAATTTTAGATTCTAAATTAACGGTAGATACAGCATCTGTATTAATAATACTTTCTACTCTTAAATAATCTGTAGATATTCTAACATTATATTGAGATACCCATCTAGAAAATAATTTATTAGTAACTACTTGAAACATCCAATTAATCCATTGATAAGAACTAGTAGTTTTAAATATATTTGATGTTTTTAATTGATTAGTAAATATATAAAATGAATATAAATATAATAAATTTAGATCATAACCAGCTCTATTTAAATGAGAATAAGAATCATTAAATTTAGTAATAGTTGGGTAAATGGTATTAAGACTAGCAATTATATCTTCTATATTTTTAGGATTAGATACACCTGTTGTTCTCTGAGAAAAATCTATTTTTAAATTTTTTAACATATTATCAGTGGATGTCCAAGAACCTAATAAGAAAGCAGGAAAGTTTCTAATCTTTTCAGTTAAACTTCCAAATTCATAAGAAGGTACAAAATTTGTTTGGTCATCTTCATAAAAATATATTTGCCATTTCCATAATTCTTGAATAGAAGCAATAACAGACCATAATTCAAGTGGTTTAGATCCTAATATTTTTTGGTATCCTAAAGATTCAAATTCTTTTGCTAAAATACTTCGGTAATTTGTAAGTGATTTTTCAGTAATATCTGAAATAGGAGAAATAAAACTTGTTTGTTCACCTAAATTTAAGAAATTATTAACCCAAAAATTTTCCAAGGTGAATCTAGAATCTGTAATTGTTGTATCAATTTTATTATTTAATTCAGGATCATATGCTTGAAGGATAAAAAAAGGATAAATTGTTTTTAAATAATCGGATGATGAATAGAAATTATCTTGAGGGAATAATTGATGAATAAATCTAGCAAAATATTTAAAATCAAAATTTAAAATATCTTTGGTTAAATCAATTAAATTTTCTGATAAGCTTTGAATAGTGTCTTGTATGTATTTTAAATCTGATAATACAGGATTATTTAAATAATATATAATACTTTGGTTGAATATATCTAATTTATTAATTGAATCATATATTTGATAATCATTTTTATTAACAAAAGGTGATTTTAAAAAATAATCCTTAATAAAACTTAATACAAAATCTTCATATTTATTTATTAATATATTATTGCCAGAATTTAATGAATTTTGAGAATTTTTATGATATTGAAGGTAATCTAAAAAATATTTTCCTAAAACCATACTTTCATTTGTTAAATTAGAATTTAATAAATAAGATATAGTTTGATAGTTATTTAAATAATCCATATAATATTCTTTTGTATTTGAATTAACATTTTTGGTTAATAAAATTTGTAAAAAACTTCCCATGCTTTTTGGAGAAAATTTAATTATAATATCATCACTTAAAATATATTCTACTTTTTCTTCAATCTGAGATAATCTTTCTAAAATTTGTTTTTTTATAATATATAAATTATCTGAATAAGCTAAAATCTCTTCTTTATTAATTATTTTCTTTTTTAATAAAAAATCTGGAATTTGTAATTTTAAATACACTTTTGAAGTTAAATCTCCTGCCTGCGAAAATTTAGAAGTAAAACTTGAACCAAATTTTAAATCAGGTAATATTACTTCATGATCCATAATAGCAAATGAATTATATTTTCTATATACTTTTTTAAAAGGGGTTATTTCTGGTTTACCTATCAAAGGGCGATCTTTTGTATTAATTGCAATTAATTGTAGTAAAGCACCAGTCATTATTAATAATACTAATAAATTAAATCTTTAAAATCTATATTTAAATAATGTATGATTTAAAAGTTATTTCATTAGAAAATTGTCCTTATTCTATAAATATTGAAAAACTATTAAAACATAATAAAATAAAACATAATCTAATTAGAGTTTCTGCTGAAGAAAAAGATAAATTTAAAACAAATAAAATAAACACTTTCCCCCAATTTTATTTAGAAAAAAATAAACAAACCATATTGTTGGGAGGAAATAATGATTTAAAAGAAATATTAGAAATATCTAAAAATAAAAAACTCAATGAAATGGTAATAAATCTTAATAAAAAGTTTCCTGAATTAGAAAAAAAAATACTTTTACGAATTTTAGAATTATTTATATAATATTTTAATAATGAAAAACATTCCAAATTTAATAGATATTTTAAAAGAAATAAGTTTCCATAAAAAGAAACTAAAAGAATTAGAATTGACTAAAATTAATATTTTAACTAAAATATTTAATAATAATGAGAAAGAATTAAGTACAATTAATATTTTTAATATAAAAACTACTAAAATTTCAAGTAAAAATGATGAAATTAATGAAATTGAATTAGAACTTGAATCTGAATAAAGATTGAAATTATAATACTTTAATTTAGTAATGTATTATAATAATAAATGTTCATAACTAATAAAGGAGAAAATTTGGGTCTATTTCAAGTATCAAAAAATATTAATGAGGAAGAGGAAGAGAATGAAACCCAAATTTTAGATATTAATAAGGAAGATAAGGTGGATGAGTTACAAGATAAAATATATAGTTCTATTAAATATTATAATAAAAAACAGAATTTTACTGCTAAAAGGAGAAAAGCTAAAAAATTGATTTTTGAATTAAATAATACATTAGATATAGATTAATGGAAAAAACAGGCAAAATTATATATGACGGAATTACAATAAATAAAGATGATGGTACAGAAGACACTATTCATATTCCCTACAATGAAAATAACATCTTAATAAATGAAAAAGATGTTATTTTACTTTTAAAAAAATATGGTGTAGATATTGATAAAGTTTATCATATTAAATATTTTAGAGAATCTATGACACATAAATCTTATATTAAAAAAAATATATTTTCTGACGATATTTTAAATCAAGCAAAAAATGAATTGGGAAATCCTGAAAATTTATTAGAATTACAAGAAAAATCTTTTGAAAGACTTGAGTTTTTAGGTGATAGAGTTATTAAATTAATTGTAAGTTTATATCTTTTTAATAGATTTCCAGAGGAAGATGAAGGATTTATGACAAAATTACAAACAGATATTGAAGATAAAAATAATTTATCTAAAATGTGTTTAGAAATGGGATTAAATAAGTTTTTAATTTTGTCTAAACATATTGAAAGTATTAAGGGAAGAGAATCAGAAAGATTGTGTGAAGATATTTTTGAAGCATTTTTTGGAGCTCTATTTAGTTCTAATGGATTTCCTCCATGTGTTCTCTTACTTTTAAATTTATTAGAAACTCAAATTGATTATAGTGAAAAATTATATCGTAATAAAAATTATAAAGATCAATTATTAAGATATTATCATTCTCAAAAATGGGGTTATCCAGAATACTATTTAATAGAAGAATATGGACCATCACATAAAAAGAATTTTATAATGGGCGTTAAAAAATCAGAATTTAATAAAAAAAGTATCGTTAGTGAAGATCCAATTGAAGTTGGAATTGGTTTTGGTGTTGGTATTAAAAAAAGAGATGGAGAACAAAGAGCATCTAAAATGGCTTTAATTGTATTAGGACAATTAAATAATGATCAATATGAGAATGATGATATGTATTATCCCGATTTAGAAAAAATTAAAAAAGAAAAAGAAGAATTAAATGAAAATACTGAAGATACTAATACAGTAAAAAATATTATTAATAATTTGTTATAAAATATTATTTTATGTTAGTTAAAATTAAAACTATTTAATTTATTAATATGTTAAAATCTAGAATATTTTCAAAAAGTAATATTTCTAATCTATTTGGTACTATGGTTTCTAATTATAATCTTAATACTTTATCCACATTAAAAAAAAAAGAAATTGCTAATAAAATAGTTCTTTCTTTGAAAGAAATTTATTTAACTATTAATGAAAATAAAATTACTCCTAATAATATTTCTAAAATACAAAATCAATTAAATAATCATGCTTTTAAAAAAGTTGCTCAAGAAATTCACCAAAAACTTATTAATAAAGATGGTCCACAAATTTCTCAAATTGCTATGGACAGAAATATGCAAGCTAATCCTAATAATAAAATTAGACTAATGGAAAGACCAGATCAATCCTCTTATAATAATCCAATATCGTCAATTGATAACAGTATACGAGTTGGTGGAACTACTAGAACAGGATCAACTCCTAGTAGAGATTTTCAACAAACAGAAAGAATTGATGGGGGAAGTTTTGAAGATAGATTATCTCAAATACAAAGTGCTAGAAATAATACTCATTCTAGAACAAATAAACCTCCTACACCTCCATTTTTAAGATCACGAGACACTAATCCTTCTAGGAAACCATCAAGTAATAATAATAATAATAATAATAATAATAATAATAATAATAATAATAATAATAGAAACCAATTAGAAGAATCAGTAGATACTTATCATTTATCAAGTGAACCTAAACATATTATAACAGATGAATTTATGTCTTTTGACAATAATGAAACTCATGGATCACTAGATAATGTTTTTAATGATCAAGTTCAATTAGATGATGATTTTATAGAAGATAATTTATCATTAGAAGAAAGATTACAACAACTAGAATCAACCAGAATTGATATTCGACCAACTGATAAAGGTTTACCTGCACCTATAGAAACTAGAGAAAATCATAATTCTAAAAATTCTCACTCTATTCATCAACAGCAACCTCAACTTCAGCAACCTCGTCAGCAAATGCAACATCAACAACCTCGTCAGCAAATGCAACATCAACAAATGCAACATCAACAACCTCAACAACATCAACAAATGCAACATCAACAACCTCAACAACATCAACAAATGCAACATCAACAACATCAACATCAACAAATGCATCAACAACCTCAACAACATCAACAAATGCAACATCAACAAATGCAACATCAACAACCTCAACAACATCAACAAATGCAACGTCAGCAAATGCAACCTCAACAAATGCAACATCAACAAATGCAACCTCAACCAATGCATCAACCTCAGCAACAACCTCAACAATATGAGTCAGTACAAACATCTAAAAATAATTTAGACGTATTATATGAGGATAATGAAAGTGAGCTTCATACTGAGTTAATTAGACCTGAGATTGAGGAAGATTTAATGGTTAAATTGGAGAATAGAATGATAAATTTAATGAAAATGCATCAAAATTTGGAACAATCAAATAAATTTCAGTTGGTGATTGATACACGTAAATTAAAACATAATAATGCGAATTATCGGTTTAATTTATCACGAAATTTAGAAAATGTGATTAAAATAGAATTGATTCATTATTCTATTCCATCAACATGGTATAATATAAATAAAGATAATAATACATTTATTTATAAAATTCCTACATCTGAGGATGATGATTGTGTAGATTTTACTGTAAAAGAGCATGAAATTCCAATAGGTAATTATACAATAGATTCATTATTAGCTTATTTAAATGAGACTTTAGAATTAAGTTTCAGTGTAAGTTTTGATCAAAAAATATCTATATCTTATGAAAATAATTTTAAATTAGTTTCAACTAAATTTTTAAATGAGAATTTAAATATTCAAGTGAAAGAAAAAGACACTCAAAAAATATTTGTTGGTCGTGGATCTTGGGATTTAAGAGAAATGGAATTTCTCAGTTTGTACTTGAATAATTTAGATTCTGAAAATCCAATGGCATTATTACATTCAAATGGTAAATCTTTTGGAAAAATAGAATTAAATTATCCTCAAACAGTAAATAATTTAGATATTCGGATTGAAACTCCTGCAGGTAAATTGGTAGATTTTCAAGAAAGATATCATAGTTTAACTTTTATAATTGAAACTCGTAATATTAATTCTTCTAATTAAATAATATTTAATTTATCTAAAATAAACATTTCTACATGCATTCATTTCAAGATCTTTAGTTATATTATTTGTAATTTCATCAAATGTTTCACCATTAAGTAATCTAATTATAAAATTCATAGAATATACTCCACATTCTGTATTTTCAAATTGATGTTGTATTTTATTATATCTTATATCAATTTTATTAAGTTTTTTAAGAACTGACACTCCAAGTTTATCTTTTTTAGCATGTCCTTTAACTATATATTTAAATTTAGTAGCAATTTCTATTCCAAATTCTTTAACATATAAATATTTAGCAATTCGTGTTATAAAATTTCTAATTTTTTTAATAGGAGGTTTTGCAAAACTGTCAAAATAATATAATTGTTTCTTTTTAAAATCGGCATAAAAAGCAACCCAATGACTACCTGATTGTGTGTGTTCATCTAAATTAATAACCATTCCTAGTCTATTTTTACCTTTCATTGCCATATTATCAAAATTAATTTTATCAATACCTAACACCGCTAATTCTTCAAAATCAGATGGGACCGTTCCTAAATAACAAAAATCTTTATATTTATCTTGATATTGTTCCATAACTTTATCAATATCAATTGTACTTAACCATTCTTTTGATTTACTTGGGCCTTTTGGTCTAAAAGTTTTAATCATTTCATTTTGAATGCCTCTTGCAAATTCTTGTCTTAACCAACATGTTTGCTCCGAACATTTATCTGTTAATTTTTCATCAAGTGCTTGAACTAATTTTTTTTTATCATCAGTTATTGTAATTATATCACCATATTTTTTATTATAATGTCTTGCTATATCTTTTAAAGAGTCCAATTCAAAACAAGATCCGTCAGTGTATTTTTTAGATGGGGCACATTTCTTATCATCGGTCATTTAATTATAAATATTTAGAAAATAATTATAATTAAAATTTAGTAGTCTAAACCTTTAGATAAATTAATTTTATGGTTTTCATCTAAATATATAGTATGTTCAAATTGTGATACAAAACTTGATTTATCAGTATCATATATAGGAGGATAAGATTCAATTAAGTTATTTTTGTTTAATATTTTTAAACTTGTTTGATATCCAGGATGATTTGCTAACCATTTATCACAAAATGGTAAAGTTTTAAAGGTTTTTTTAATATATTGATAAAATTTATTAACTTTGTTAATTTTTAATTGAGGATTATTAGTTATATTTTTTAAACTATAATGAGTAATATTATCATTGTCATAATAAACTTGTCCAGAACCGTTTGTTACAAATATTTCAACAGCCCATATACCCGGAGTAATCTTTTGATTATAACTTGCAAACCGAAATGAGGGAAGAAATTTACCTCCATGAATTTGATAAGGTAAAATATTATGTCCTGTTAAATCTTTTATTGTTTTTAACGGATATATTTTATTATTAATATTTACTTCTTTTGAAGATACATATTCTTGAACTAATTCACTCCAATCACCTATAAACATATCTAATTTAAGATTATTTATACCAAAATTAGTAGAATCTAATGATGCTCGTTGAAAATCTTGATATTTATCAGAGAAAGAAATTGTAAAAGCACTATCTGTGATGTATCCATTATGATGAACTCCGAAATCTATTTTAAGTAAATCATCCGCTTGTAAAATAGTGGTGGTATCAGTATGAACTGTATCATGGGCTGCACAATTATTGATAGATAAACCTACTGGAAATCCAATTCCATTATTTAATTGATCACAAGAATATTTTTTAATTGATTCTTCAATAGTATAAGCAATATCAAATAATTTCATTTTAGGTTTAATTTTTTGATATAAATCAATTCTTACTTTTTTATGAATATTACTAGATTTAATCATATTTTCTAAGATGTTATTATTATAACTTTTTTCATCCAAAAATTTATTTGTTGAATAAATATTATTTATTCCATAAATAGTGTGAGGTATCATTATTTAGTTATATTAAATTATTTTTAACTAAATTATTTTTAACTAAAAAATAAGTTAATCTAATTATAAAAATAAATTAATCTAATTATAAAGTATAATTAATATTTTTAGGATGTCTTATATCATTTACATATGGATTAGTTGCTAATGTATTTATAAAATTATTATTTACATGATAGTTTTTCTTATAACTATCTGATGCATCTCTATTTCTTGTTTGTTCTGTTAAGTTTGCATCTGGTGTTTGATAATCTAAGGGTCTTGCAATATTAGGTTCTCTCGCTGAATTTATAAATTTTCTTTTTCTTGTGTCAGCTTCATCTCTTTTATATCTTGCTCCTAACTGTTGTTTGCCTCCTGGATTAGGTCTTGATTCTAAAGTGTCTTCTTTTGATTCATCATGTTCCATATTTAAAATATCATCATATGTTCTATGTTTATGAACTGTAGTATCTCCTGCAATTCCGGTATAACCTTGTAATAATGTGGTTTGTTTTATAGTTGGTTTCATTTTATCTTGAATACTTGAATAAGAAGCAGTGTTAACAGGTCCTATATTTCCTTCTTGTGAATATAAAGTAGTTTGTTTAATAGTTTTTCGTGCTTTATCAGTTAAGTTAGAATAGGAAGAAGTATTAATAGCACCTACATGTCCTTCTTGTGAATAAAGTGTAGACTGTTTGATGGTGGGTTTTGCTTGATCTGTCCATCCTGTATAAATAGCAGGAATATCATTTTTAATGAAACCTTCTTGTGAATATAATGTTGTTTCTTTGATAGTCCCTTTAGCATCATCAGTCCAGTTAGCATAAGAACCTGTGTTTTGATTTGCTAAATTTCCTTCTTGAGAATATAATGTTGTTTCTTTTATAGTTCCTTTAGCATCATCAGTCCAATTAGCATAAGATCCTGTATTTTGATTTGCTAAATTTCCTTCTTGAGAATATAATGTTGTTTCTTTAATTGTACCTTTAGCATCATCTGTCCAGTTGGCATAAGACCCTGTGTTTTGATTTGCTAAATTTCCTTCTTGAGAATATAATGTTGTTTCTTTAATTGTACCTTTAGCATCATCTGTCCAGTTGGCATAAGACCCTGTGTTTTGATTTGCTAAATTTCCTTCTTGAGAATATAATGTTGTTTCTTTAATTGTACCTTTAGCATCATCTGTCCAGTTGGCATAAGACCCTGTGTTTTGATTTGCTAAATTACCTTCTTGAGAATAAAGAGTATTTTCCTTAATTGTTCCTTTAGCCTTATCTGTCCAGTTGGCATAAGAAGCAGGCACATCTCCACTTGTAAATCCCTCTTGAGAATAAAGAGTATTTTCCTTAATTGTTCCTTTAGCTTTATCTGTCCAATTAGCATAAGATGATGATACTTCTCCTTTGGTATAACCTTCTTGAGTATAATTAGTTGTTTGTCTCAATGTTGGTTTTGCTATATCATTTATATTTTTAACCCATGTCCCTTTTTCTTTAGAAGAAGCACCTCCTGTTATAGAGTGTGATGTAGTTTCTCTCTGTGTTTCGTAATCTATATATTGTTCTTGAATAGAAGCTTTATTTCTATTAGAAGCTCCACCTATATTATCAGAAAAGGTATGAGTTACTTTATTTGAAGCTTGATAATTATGATCAGTTCTGCTACCAACTGTTCGTAAGTGTGCAGGCCCTTTAATTTCCATACTTGAAGCACGAGCATTACTAGAAATAAAATATTTACCTCTTGGTACAGCTTTGGTATAAATACCTTTTACAGGAACTAAATCGTCAATAGTTGTTATTTTAAAAGCTTGAGGTTTTTTCACTGTCAATACAGATTGAACTTGTGGAGCTCTTGCTTTAATTCCAGATTCAATAACAGGCAGAGAATATGTAACTTGTTGGTTATTTTCTCCTTTTAATTCATCAATAGATCTTGGTAAAATACGAGTAACAGCATATTTCCCTGTTTGATTTTTTCCATCAATACCTGGTTTAACTTTAATATTATTTTTAAAAGGTAAATTACCCATATTATTTTTAAATGAAGGAATATATCTTGAAGCCAATTCACCATTTACAGTAACTCTTTTTTCTTCATAACCTCCCATTTTCATAGGTTGAAACATATTTTCTACTTCTTTTTTAGGTTGCCAATCTCTTGAAGATCCTGTATGTAAATCTAATCGAGTATTATAATTATCATAATTTGGCATTGCTATATCTCTTTGACTTGTTGCTGGTATCATGTTATTATGTGTGAAATCTTTAGTTATTCCATAATTTTCATTATTATCAGTAGTACTAAATCCTTCCATAAATTCAATTTGTCGTTTGAGGTTAGTATCTTCACCAAAAATAGTATCGGGTGCTTGATTAAATGCGGTCGGACCTCCTACATTTTGAATATTTAATGGTTTAAATAAATCATCAAGAGATGACGATTTGGTTGGTTTATTATCTTCTATAAAGGATGAGTTAGGTAAAGATTCAATTACATTTTCAACAATAGGATATTCTGTTTTAGGTATTTTATTAATTTTAAAGTGATTAAGATCATTAAAATTATTTTCTTTATCTTTAGGATTATTAGTTTTAATATTTGTTTTTCCAATATTTCTTTTATTAATAGCATTTCCAATTAAAAGTAATCCTCCTAATAATATAGCTTCCATTATATAATAAAATATAATAATAATTTTAATCTTAATTATTATATTTTTATTGAGAACATACATTACATTTACCAGAATCAACTTTTGGTGCTGTCTTTGAACTAGGTAAAGCTTCTCCCTTGTCCCATGAATTTTGTTTTGGAATTACATAGGAATCTTTAGAAATAAACCGTGAATAAACTTCCGGGCGATTCCATACTTGACATTGTGGATTAGAATGAAGATGAGGTTCAAAATGATATTCCATAGTATTTATACCACGATAAGCATCAATAGGATGACTAAATCTAGTATCAACCATATTAACTTTAGGATTACATCTGACAGAATGTATGTTTTTATTTTGAAATCTAAGATAACCTTGATTTGATCCAATATCATTACTATTATTTGCTGGAATTATTCTATTAGTTAAATGTGATTCTGCTTCTGCTTTATCACCTAATTCTAACATAAAATCTTTTCTAGGCATTGAAACATCTCCTTGTGATCCAATTGGGCCATGATAAGAATAACAACGATCTTTATTTTCATGAGCATGTGCAAATAATTGATAATCACCTACATCAGTGCTTCTTTTAATTTGTAATTGATGTTGAGATTCATCATATTTAGTTCTGCTAAAAGCCATATATATAATAACTTAGAAATAAAAAAAAACTTAGAATTAAATTATTCTTTTTTTCCAGCAAGGATACGGATATTCTTTTCATTTAGGCCATTAGAGGTTGGTTTTACCATATTTGTAGGTGTTAAATGGTAAATACCTTGGCAAATATAGGGAGGATGATAATAGTGAGTAAAATTTGATTTACTGTTAGGAGAGTATTTTTTTTCAGGACATTTTGAGGTATGATTTGGTCTATTAAGATTATATAATTCATTTTCAACAATAATACGTGTTTCTATTTCTACCATACCTTTAACTTTTTTATCAGGGTTGCATACACATGAATCATCATTTTCAAATTTACCTAAAAATAAATTATATTCTAATGGTGTAGTACTTTGTTGTAATTCTTTTGCATAAGCACAAGTATCATATTCTAAACGATTAAATGCCATTCGATATACAATACTAGAGAAAAATAATTTTAATTTTTTCTTGTAGTCCAAAGTTTAAGAACCAGTTCTAAAAATTCCTTAGAATAAATATTAGTATAATCATTTTTAAATTTATAATTTATTTTCAAGTTAATATCTTTTACTTTTTTTTCAGTTAAATAATTAAATAAAAAATCTAGTTCTTTAAAAAAAAAATGATACTCTCCAATATTAAAAGGAAAATTAAATAAAACCCAAAAATTTAACCATTCATTCTCATTATATTTATTTTCATCATTACGATAAATTTCTAAATACCAATCAAATAAATCAGGATAAGAATCTTTTATTATTATACCCAAGGAATCATGAAAATCATTCCAAGTATATTTACCTAGTCCAATTAATATTGGTTCTTTAATATTTCTAAAATTTTCATGGTATTTAGTATCAATTAAAATTTTTTTAGCTAAAATCATAAAGTCAAAATTTTTATTTTTATAATAAATATGTTTATTATTCTCTCTAAAATAAATAATCTTTTTTAAATCAGCATTATAATTATAAAAATAAGAAATCATTAATATATCTCTTCTTAAACAAGATAATTCTAAAGGACTTATATTTTTTTTATTTGGTAACCAAATTGGATAATTATTTTCTAATAATAACTTAATAATTCTTGTATCACCATTTTCAATGGCATGATGAAGAGGAGTATTTTTTTTATTAAAATAATTTGACCAATCTATTTTAATTTTTAAAATTATTTTTTTAAATTTATCAAATTTTTCATTTTTAATCATCTCTAATATTGGATCTATTTTTTTATAAGTACTTGTTATATCTAAATATTTATCATTTTCATTTTCACTTATCTCTGTATAATTTTGTTTAATTTTTCTCATAAAATAATTTATTAAAATATTTTTATCATCTTCATCTTCTGTTTCTTTAATCTTTTTATAAATTTTATTAATTTTATCCATTAATAATTTAAAAATAATTTATTATGTTTATCGCATAAATTATTTTATATTACTTTATAAATGAATAAAATTAAAATTAAAAAAGAACAATTTTATAATGGTTTTAATAAACCTAATCATAAAATTAAACCA